TGGTATGGCTAAAATAAAGGTTAAGTTTAAGGCTGATGAAAAACCTGAAGCAGTTAGTAGATTGATTGATGAATACATTAAAAATTTGGAAGAACCAAGTATAACTAAATAAATTAAGGGAGAAGTATTATTTCTCCCTTTTTTTATATTTATTATAGTAAATAATAATAATATGAAAAAATTACTTAAATTAGACTTAAAAACTATACTAATTATAGTTTTACTCGCAGCTGTTATATTCTCTCAATTTTTTAATGGTAGTAAGGAAGAAGTTGGTGATATAGTAAAAGTAGATGGTAAAAAGTATGAATTGTTAAAGCATACAATTGATACTGTTTATCAAGAAATAGAAGTGGAAGTTCCTACTTATGTACCTGAATATATCACAAAGATAGAAACGGTTGAAGTACAAATACCAGCAAATGTAGACTCATTAAAGATTATAAAAGATTATTTTTCAAAGTACGAAGTTAAAGATACTTTGGTATTGGAAGGATTAGGTAAGGGATATATTATTGATGTAATCTCTCAAAATAAAATAGAAAGTAGAAACATTAAGTGGGATTATAAAATACCAACTATATTAGATACTAAAATTGTAAAAGAGCTTCCAAAAAATCAATTGTACTTAGGATTGAATACCAATTTTGATAGAGCTAATGTAGTGAACTCAGTTGGTATCGGTGCTATATTCAAAACTAAAAGAGATAGAATATTTCAGTTGAATACCGGAATTGCTAATTCTATAACAGGTGAAACTCAACCTTTTGTTGGGGGTGGTATATATTGGAAACTTAAACTTCGTAAGTAATATGAAGAAATCTTTAAGTATAAAATCACTGATTTCGGAAATTATTATGAAAGAACAAATGAAGGATAAGTATACTCCAACTGTGTTGGTTCTATCATCAATGACTTCTGACTCTAAAGGCACAATCGGTAAACTAAAAAAATCTTGTGAAAAGTTTGGATTGCCGTTTTATGCAATCCGTTCTAAGAGTGCGTTTATCGATACAACACAAAACTCCAAAAACTCATTAAGAATTGAAAATTATAATGGTAATGGAGATGTTTTGCTTATAAACCCAAGAAAAACTATTTGTTTTGTTAGGGGAAGTGCAATTAAAACAGAGGTGGGTTCCGCACTTATTCATATAATGGAAAATTATGGTGTATTTGCGGTGAATGATTATAAATCTATGCAATTTTGTTCAAACAAGCTTGCTTCTATGATTGAGTTGGAAAGGAGAAATGTACCTATTCCAAGAACTGCGTATGTTCCATCAACAGAAAATATTGATGTTGCTCTAAAAAAGATTGGCGGAAAGTTTCCAGTTGTTATAAAAACAATTACAGGCGCTGAAGGTATTGGAGTTTCAATTGTAGACTCATATCAATCGTTAAAATCTGTTTTACAATCTCTTTGGAAATATGAGGCTGAAGTTCTTATTCAAGAATATTTTGATGTAAAATTTGATGTTCGTACATTAGTACTTGATGATAAAATTATAGCGAGTGCAAATAGAGTAAGAGGTTCATCTGATTTTAGAACCAACTTAGCATTGGGTAATAGTGGAGGCCCACATAAACTTACAGATATTGAAAAGGAAACGGTATTAAAAGCCGCAAAAACATCTGGAGCTTTTTATGTTGCAGTTGACCACCTTTTAGTAGATGGAAAGCCGTATGTGTTGGAGTTGAATGGTTCTCCTGGATCCGCAAACATTTATACCAATTATTATAATTCGGAGGGAGATAGTTCAACTGTGAGTGGACAAGAATTGATTGATAATGTTGTAGAATATATTTCAGATAAATCAAATTGGGAAATAAGTGTAAATGAAGCGGGTGTAATTGAAAATGTAAAAATAGAGGGAACCCATTACGAAGCAAAATTAGATACTGGAAATGCAGGTCATTCTTCACTACATGCAACTGATATTAAAATAGAAGAAGTGGATGGTACTAAAATGGTTAACTTTGTAGATAATTCAGGAAAAAAAATAAGCAAACCATTGATAACTATCGCTAGAGTAAGGTCTTCTCCAATTTATGAAGCCGATTCGAGACCTGTTATCGAAATGGATGTTAGTTTTAGAGGTCTTGAATTTAAGAGAGTTCAATTCAATTTGGTAGATAGAAGTAATAATACATATCCTGTCCTTTTAGGTGCAAGGTTTCTAAAAAGAGCTAGAGTTTCAGTAAATCCAAATAAAACATTTGTATTACCTGATTAACTCACTAAATGGTTACAACATAAAAATAAAAATCAATAAGGGTTAAGATGACTAACAAAGAAAGGGCAGCGAAAGCCAGAAAGAAAATGGCTAAACAGACTATAAAATCTCAACAGAAGAAGGGAATTTATAAAAAAGTTCAATAAAACCTCATCCATTTGAGGTTTTTTCTTTTTGTATACTTATATATAAACCAATAACTTAAAATATATGAGTGCAGAATTTGAACTTTTTCCTGGAAAGAATTTAAGTGGTCTTTTTCAGGATATATATACCAATCAAATCACCAAAAAAGAAAGAATATCTAAGTTTATAGAGGATCTAAAATCCAAAATAAAACACAATGGAGATGTTGCAATAATTGGACCTATAATTAAAGATTTGATTGATACTTCGGTTAAGAATGATGACCATTTAGTTAAGTTAGCAACTATTGCACAAAGAATAATGTTGGCAAACAATAAGGGTAGTGGTGATGATGGATTTTTAACAGATGAAGAAAAAGCACAACTTTTGAATGATTTACAAGAAGCTAAAGAGGAAGTTGAAAAAATGGATAATTTAGCAGTAGAAATTGATGAACTTAAAAAGAAAATAAAATAATTATGAGTATATCATCAGGACGTTCAACAACATCAAATAATTTAGGATATCAGGATAGTAGAATATCTCAAAAAAAAATTGGAGTAGTATACGATGTTATATTAAATGAAAATAGTGAATATGCCAGAAACAATGGATATGGCTCATTAGCTGTAGGATGTATATTATACAGAACTAAGGATAATATAATAACATCCACAGATAAACTACCAATGGCTTGGCCACTCGATAAAAATTACAAATCTTTACCTGTTAAAAATGAAGAAGTAGAAATTTATGAAATTTCTGAAAAGGAATTTGGATACAGACGAAAAGTAAATGATATAAACCCATCTAGCTCTGGAAATGATGGTGACCTTATCCGAAGAAGATTTTCTATTGGTAAAGATGAACAGCAGAATGTAAAAGATTATCAAGAAGCTTCTGCAACTGGCATTACAACTACAAATTTTGATTTAAGTAGATTATTTGATGGATATGGAAAATATTATCAACCACAATCTGGATTACACAAATTAAAATTATATGAAGGTGATACTTTAATTGAAAGCCGTTTTGGGCAATCAATTAGGTTTAGTGGCTATAATAATGTAAATAACATATTTTCCCCTACACTAATTTTAAGAAATGGAGAAAGTGAAAGAAGTAGAAAATTAGGACAATCTCTTACAACTGAAGAAGATATTAATAGAGATGGTAGTGTTATAGTTTTTGGATCAAATCAATACCAACTACCATTTCAACCTGGAACTGTTAATGATAGTGGAACCTCTGATTTTGAGACTAAACCTGAGTCTTTTAGCAATTTTCCAACAAAGTTAATTGGAGATCAAATACTCATTAATTCTGGAAGACTAATTTTTTCTGCAAAGAACGCCGAAATGATTTTCTATTCAAAAAAGAATTACGGATTTATTTCGGATGGAGCAATGTCAATTGACAATAAGTTGGGAATTAATGTTAGTGTTAATGATAACATAAACATTGTGACAAACGATAGAGATGTAGTGATGTACACTGGAAATGGTTCAATATTCTTAGGTAACACTGGATTGGAACCATTAGTTAAAGGACAACAACTGGTAGATATTTTATCACAACTAATAGATGCCATTGTAGCACAAACATTTCTAACTCCATCAGGCCCAACTGCAGATGGTCCTGTTAATATTGCAGATTTTGGAGCAATAAAATCTAGATTAAATGATATATTAAGTAAACTAAATCAAACATCATAATGGCAAACGAGAATGGTGAATATGATACAAGTGCAGTTGGAGATGCGGCATCTAATACTGCAAATGCAGCAGCAGATGCAGCTAAAGCGGCATTGGAAGCAGCTGAAGCAGCGATTAAAGAAAAAATAGAAAAAGCAAAAGCGGCTGCAGAAAAACTAAAAGCATTAAAAGATAGATTAAAAAAGAAAAAGCAAGCTCCTCCTAAATTAGCTCCTGTTCCAAAATATGAACCTAAAAAATTACCAGATGTTCCAAAATTTGAACCTAAAAAAATACCTGGTATACCAAAATTTCAACCTCCAAAATTACCAACTGGATAATTTTTTAATTTTAGTAAAAAAGTAATGGTAAAATAATTATGAAACAATAATATGTCTTGGGAAACATTTAAACAAAACATTTTAAGAGTAGCAAATAATCCACAATCTATAAATGACATAGATATTGTGGCTAAAACTTATGCAACTGAATATGATGCGGCTGTTAAAAGAGGTGGAGATACTATTAATGGAATTCCTATACAAAGAGGAAATGTTCAAATTATGGAGCAAATATTCAAATCCGCTTTACAAAAGGGTTTATCATCAACCGAACCATATGATTTAGTTGGTGAAATGGGAAAAGGTGTTGTAGCGTATTGGACTGGTGCAACATTAGATAGTAATGTTATTCCCGAAATTCCTGCAATAGGAGCTTCACAAAACATTGGAGTTGTTACAAATATTGTAATTAATCCTGGAACTTGGGCACCCGTAGTGGTTTCACCACCGACCGTTTTTCAATTAACGCCTGAAGAAAAATTAGACTACGAAAATAGATTACAGATTGAAATTTCTAAATATGAAACTGAAGTAATTACGAGTCCGCCTGACATATTAGAAGCAAGAGAAGATACAGTAAGTAAGTTTACTGGAATAATTGAAAACAATGAAAATTATAGGGTAGATATACCATTTCCTTCTCCGATTGTAACTGCTGGTAGTAAGATTGTTGATGTTAATGGTAACGAAATTACATCCACAACAACTACAACTGCAGCTACTTTTGATGGAACTGAAGAAGAAACAATAGATATTGGAGGAATAAGTGCTCCCGTTAGACCTGTGTACTTTACACCAAGACCTCCTACTCCTCCTGAAAATTATCCACCGGGTCAATATTTACAATATACACCGTATTTACCTGCAGGTGCATCTGTAGCCGTAAAAGCAGTTGCAATTGCACTAACTGATATTAAAAATGAAGTAAAAGAAATTCCTGACTCAAGTAACACTGGCCATCCTAGACTATTACAAATACAAAGAACTGCTGCTAGGTCAGAATGGACTGAGTTTCCTTGGTGTGCTTCAGCGGTATTCACTTGGTGGTATGAAGCAGGATTTCCGTTTGTTACTGATAAAAATGATCCTACTTATCTTGTAAATCCCAAACACTGTGTTAGTTGGCAGCAATGGGCAGTAGCAACTGGAAGATGGGTAGAAAAGCGAAACGGTGCAAATCCTAATTTTATTCCTAAAGCTGGAGATGCTGTTATGTATTCTACGGATAACTCAACATTCGATCATATTGGTATGGTGTATGAATTAAAAGATGGTAAATTAACAAGTATTGATGGTAATTATAAAAATTCAGTATCTTATAATATAGCATATACAAAATATATTGCAGGTTATGTGCAAATATAATAAAAATTATTTAAAATGGCAGCAATAAATCCAACCGATGTAACAGCATTAATTGTAGATGAATTTATAAGAAATGCAACAGATCATTTAAAAACCGTTAGTGGAATTATAAACACATTATCTTTATATCCTCCAGTACCATCTCCTTCTCCAGGTATTATAAATTGGAGAGGATATATTGTACCCCCTGCGGTATATACAAAAGCTGAAGTTAGAGATAGAATAATATTAAACGAAATTTTAGCAAAACCAGATGATGGAAGTGTTCAACTCGAAACTGATCCAGAAATAAATAAACAATTTAACGAAAATAAAGGCGGTAATGAGGGATATAGAGTAGATCCAGAAGCGGGTGGATTTGGAGAAAGTGTTGGAGATTTAGTTGTATCAAATATTGTCGTTCCCTCTATATTACCCGCGAGTTTAGTTTATAATGATTTAGTAAATGTTAGTTCTACTACCACTACTACTGAAACTACAACTGCAGCTACTACCGGTACTACTTTTGATGGAACTGAAGAAGAAACAATAGATATTGGAGGAATAAGTGCTCCAGTTAGACCTGTGTACTTTACACCAAGACCAAGTCCACCATATAATTCAGGTAATGTATATTCTGGTGAAGGGTATGGGGCAAGCGTTTCTTTTGGAAAGTTATCAGTTTTATCAGGTGGACCTACGATTACTGATGGAAACGTAAAAGATGTTGGACTTACTAGAGAACAATATTTAAAAAGTTTAAATTTTGCAGATGGTCTCACAATTACAGATGTTGATATGAGTAAAGATTGGGTTACAATTGCAAGACAATATCTTGTAAAAAAAGAAGGATTTACAGAATTTGCCACAAACGATGAGGGAGATCCGAGATTAGGATATGGTACTAGTCAAATTTTAGATATAGGTGCAACTCAAACTCGTACAGTTAAATACGGTGATAGAACTACTAGAGAACAGGCTGCTAAAGTATTAGAACTTCAGGTAAGAACTACATATAAAGATAAAGTAGTTGGAACTGGGGCTGCTCAAATAACAGAAGCGGACTGGACTGCGTTAAATGATAGACAAAGAGCGGCATGTGTATCTTTTGTTTATAATTGTGGAAGTTTTAAATTTTACCCCCAAATACCTGCAGCAATTAAATCTAAAAATTATATAGCAGCAGCAAATGGTATATTGAACGGACCGATAGCTGGTGCTGAATCTGGAAAAGTATATTCGGGTTTGGCTAGAAGAAGAGCTGAAGAAGCTGGAATGTTTGCGTATGGATTATAATAATTAAAAAAACCAAAATATTTCATTTGTATATTTATATTGGTATAAACTATAAAAAAAATGGATACTGATAAATTATTAAAAGCTATTCAAATTTTGGTTGAAGCTGAAGTTAAAAAACAATTACCTAAAATTGTAGCTGAAGTTGTGGGCTCAACTCAAAAAAGGAGAATGGTTGAAACTACAAAAGAAACTCCAACAACTACTGTAAAGAAAGCTCCATCTATTGCAAAAGCGATATTAGGAGAAACTAAAGTAAGTAAGGTAAACGATGTTCAATACACTAAAAATCCAGTATTGAACCAGATACTAAATGAAACGAGAGCAAACACTTCGTATGTAGGAGGAACTGAAAGTGGTTATGAAGAATGGCCTACTATGAATGCTTCAATACCAACGCCATCAAACGGAATGGATATTAATAGTGTTCGTTCTCAAATGGCATCTAAAATGGGATATGGTGATATGAACACAGGCGGAGGTTTGGGTGTAAAAACTGGAAACGATGCATTGGATAAAGCATTGAACCGAAATTATAGTGAGTTGGTAAAACGATTTTAATTATGGCTGTAGTATTAGGTAGTAAAAAAGTTCAAGACTTAGAGCAATTTAATGATACTGCAATTGGTATTACATTACCTTTGCAAATAACTAATACTGCCTTCAATCAATCATTTCAAACTATAGATCAAGTTAGAACAAATATCAAATCATTACTTTTAACAAAAAGACGAGAAAGAGTAATGCAACCTTTTTTGGGTAGCGGGCTAACTGAATTATTATTTGAACAAAACGATGAAGAACTAGAAAGTAGAATTGAAAATACTATTTTACAATCTTTACAAAATTGGTTACCCTATGTTGTTATAGATACTATAATAATAGAACAAAGTAATGAATTAAAAGATAGGAATTCTGTAGAAGTTTCAATTACATTTAGGATAAATGGAAACCCAACTTTAGAAACTGTTACTTTTAATGTAGAAGAATAAATCGAATGGCAACTAATAATACAACAAATAACAATTTTAGGAATAAAGGAAAAGATATTAAATATCTAAATACAGATTTTGCTGGATTTAGATCAAATTTAATAGAGTTCTCTAAAACATATTTTCCAAAAACCTATAATGATTTCAATGAAACATCTCCTGGTATGATGTTTATGGAACTATCATCTTATATTGGTGATGTACTTTCATATTATATAGATGATACATTAAAAGAGTCCTTACTTCCATTTGCTGAAGATGAGAGAAGTGTTATTGCATTAGCACAATTTTTAGGTTATAAACCAAAAGTAACATCACCCGCTTTAACAACACTTTCTATATATCAATTAGTACCTTCAGTTGGAACGGGTCAAAATAATGTACCAGATGAAAGATTTTATTTGAGAATAAAAGAAGGAATGCAAGTTGAGTCTACAAACAATGCAACTCAATTTAGAACAACGGATATTATTGATTTTGGAGATCCATTTGAAAGAGAAACAACTGTATATAGTAGAGATGTAAATACAGGAGAACCTAATTTTTATTTAGTAAAAAAACAAATTCAAGCAATCTCATCTACAATAACTGAAAGACAATTTACATTTGGTACATATCAACCATTTAGAACTATTGATTTGCCCGAAACTGATGTTATACAAATTGTAGATGTTAGAGATAGTAATGGTGCTAAATATTATGAAGTTCCTTATTTAGGACAAGAAATGGTTTTCATTAACGAAACTAATACTATATCAAATAGTTCAGATCTATATCAGTTTAGAAATACCGTTCCTTACTTACTAAAAACATTAAAAACTGCTAGAAGGTTTACACTTAAAATAAATGAGAATAGAACTACTACTATTCAATTTGGAGCTGGAGACCCATCAGCAAGTGATGAACAATTAATTCCTAATCTTAAAAATGTTGGATTGGGATTGCCTAATTCAATTAGTAGATTGGAAGAGTCATTTGATCCAACAAACTTCTTAAAAACAAAAACTTATGGTACATCACCATCTAATACAACTATCAATGTAAGATATTTAGTTGGTGGTGGAGTTCAAACTAATGTATCGCAAGGATTATTGACTAGAATAAGTGGAGTACAATTTGAGGAGGATTTATTAACATTCACTCCCAGTCAAAGAATAGTATACAATAGAGTTAAAAACTCATTAGCAGTAGATAACGAAGTTCCTGCAGTAGGTGGTAGGGGTTCGGAAACTTTGGAAGAAATCAGACAAAACGCTTTAGCTAATTTTGGTTCACAAAATAGAGCAGTGACTGCCAGAGATTATCAAGTTAGAGCGTTATCTCTTCCTTCTAAATATGGAGGTATTGCGAAAGCGTATGCAAGTGCGGATGGTACATTGGATAACAATTCTCCATCTTCAATCCTTGCATCTCCAAACGCTCTACAACAATTTACTGATATAGTAATGGATTTTGTGGAAAGAGCGGATAATGCTGAACCAACTGAAGGTGAAGTAAAAGAGCAGATTAAAAATTTTCTAATAGGAAAAACTGATAATGTAAATGAAACTAACAACCCATTTGCAATTAATTTATATCTTTTGGGGTATAACCAAAATGGAAACTTAACACCTATTAATCAGGCAATAAAACAAAATCTAAAAACATACTTAAATGAATACCGAATGTTAACTGATGGTATAAATATTTTAGATGGATTTGTTGTTAACATAGGAGTTGAGTTTGAAATAATTACATTAGAAGGATATAATAAAAGTGAAGTAGTAACTGATTGTATAAATGAAATTAGAAATTTTTTCCAAATTGATAATTGGTCATTCAATCAAACTATCAATCTAAGTGAATTGGAATTGGTTATAGCAAATGTGGAGGGCGTATCATCGGTTCCTAAATTACATATATCAAATAAATGTAAAGGACAATATTCTATAAATTCATATAATATTGATGCGGCTACAAAAGATAAGATTATTTATCCATCTTTAGACCCTTGTGTTTTTGAAATTAAGTTTCCGAATTCGGACATTAAAGGAAGAGCAAGATAATGGCATATTATTTTATAACAGCATCAAAAGATGCGAGTATATACTTACAACAACCTGATCAAAATACAGGTTTGGATGAGATATTGGACATTAGTAAAGTTTATTTTGGAAATATAAAGGATATTTCTAGAGCATTAATTAAATTTGATTTAGATGCATTGGCACAATCAATATCTAATGGAGATGTTGTAATTGATAGTGTTAAACTTTCATTAAGAGAAACTGAGAGCCAAGAAATACCATTAAGATATACAATTCTAGCACATCCAATATCTGGAAGTTGGGAAATGGGTAATGGTACTCGATTTGATAAAATATCTACAACTGGTGTAAACTGGAAATATAGAGAAGGTGATTCCAAAGTTGATTGGCTACCCAACGAATTAGCAAGTGGTAGTGATAGTAATCCAAACGATGGTACTGGTGGAACATGGTATACTGCATCAGCAGCATCTCAATCATTTAATTATGAAAGTTCTGACCTAAATATCGATGTTAAAAACACGGTTAATTTGTGGTTAAGTGGTAGTTTACCAAATGATGGATTTATACTTAAACATACCAATGAATATGAAAACGATACCAACGATTATGGAATACTAAAGTTTTTTGGAAAAGAAACTAATACAATATATCAACCTAAATTAGTAATAGGTTGGGATGATCAAATCTTCAATACTGGTTCATTGCAGCCAGTGGATTTGGAAGATGGAGAAGTTGTAATTAGAGTTAAACCATTAACTAAAGAATATAAATTGAATACAACTAAAATAATTAGATTAGTTGGTAGAGAGAAGTATCCATTAAAAACTTTTACAAATGCGTTTGCAACTGATGTTGTTAAGTATTTACCATCTACAACTTATTATCAAATAAAAGATTATCAATCAAACGATGTTATTATACCTTTTAGTGAATACTCAAAAGTAAGTTGTGATAGTAAAGGGAATTACATAAAATTTGATTTTACAAATTGGCAACCAAATAGAGTTTACAAAATAGAATTTAAGGTTGAAAGCGATGGTGATACTATTCACTTTGATGATAAAATTACGTTTAAAATTGTTGAAAACTAATAGTAATGAGAAACAACGGATTAAGAAATGAAAGTTTTGTTGATAGGCTTAATATAAGTGGATCTACCGCCATACGAACAAAAAATGATTTCGGTGTACATATATTTTCAGGTTCAGTTTCAGATGATGGTGTAATCGGTTCAAAGTTAGTAAAACCAAAATACAATTCAGATGAGATTGAAAAATCCATAGATACTACAATAATTGAACTTATACCAGTAATTCCTCCTGAACTACCTGATACTGTATTACGAAGTGTATATAATATAGCTTTAGCTGAGATAGCTAATTTAACCCAAGAGGTTGCAACTTTAAATGGTGTTATATTAAGTTTACAATCAAATATTACCGAATTAGAAATTGTAACTCAATCTTTAAGAGTTGAAATTGATGGTAATGATATAACTGTTGCTACTCTTCAAAATCAATCCGAACAATTAGGACTGAGAATTCAAAGTAGTATTACGGATTTACAAAACTCAATTCAAAGAGCAACTTCGGAAGCAATTCAAAGAGTATCACTTACCGCAAGAAACGAAGCATTAATTCAGGAAGCAAATGGATTACGATCAGAACTCGAAGCAACAAGAGAACGATTGGAAACTACCATTAAAGACCTTCAAAAAGAAGCTTCTGTTGGAGCTCAATTAGCGGATGGTGCCTTTGGTGGTGGTGATTTAACTGCAAACCCAAGTCCTATAAGTGATAGCTCTATATCGGCGATAGCATGGAGAGGAAGACCTCAAGGTGATTATAGAGATGGTAGATTTATAAACGGAAGTAGTTTAAGTATATTTAATCCAACCGATGCAGATGTTAGAGTTGAATTTACACAAAATGGAATTGATTTTCTTCAAACTATATCTGCTGTAACTGTAAGAGCTAAGGGATTTGCAAATGTTAATCTTAAAGTTGATGTAAGGAAAGTTGATAAATATAAAAAAGGAAGTGACTCTCTAAATGTAGGCGAATTATCAGTTAGTTCACCAACTACCACATTCCCTATACCTATGGAATTGCAAATACAAAGAGCAGGAAATTATAGAAGACCTTCTTAATAAAATTATTTTAAAATGGCAATACAAAATATTAAAGAAATAATTAATAACAGAGGATATGTAATTAATCCGGATGATAGAAAAATCTTCGAAGAGGGAGATTTACAATCATTTTTTGGATTTAGTGAAAATGATGCGATTGAGTTTGTAATATATGATGTTAATAACAATCAATTACCACAATTAGATGGTACATCGGTTAGATATATAAAATTAACAAATGAAAATATAAATGATTATTTTTTAATACCTGAAGGAACTACATTTCAACGATATCAATTACCTAAAGAATATTTTATTGATATCGAACGGTTGATGAGTGAAGCTGGATATACTAATGGAATTTTTAAAACTCAAGTAACATTAATTAATAAAAGAGCTGGTAGTGAAAAGCAGTATGATAAATTGTGGATACAAGAAATATCACCATCTAGAACGGAAGTTAGATTGTTTCCATTAAAAGAGGGTGTAGCGTTAAGTCCTGAATTGAAAATAAGATTTGATGCATTTATAAACGATAGAGAGTTTAGAGAAGATACTATTGCTTATTTATTTGAGTTTATTGAAAACATAAAACCAATTGAAATATCCACATTTTTAAAATCTAAGTATTCAACATTTTGGTTAGATAATTTAGTTAATGAATTTAAAATAGCAAGTTTTGAATTGTTTGTAACTACTATATATGAAAAGTTTGTTCAATCTTGTTTATATGAGTTTACAAACAGAGTATCGGATTTGACTAATTTAAATTACGGTAAATATAAATCTACAAAACCACCAATTACTTTATCTAAAGAGTTGGTAGTTTCCATTTGTAACAAAATTTTGGTAGAAACAATTAATTATTATTTACCAAGACAAGATAATAGAAATCAAACAAATACTATAGCAGATTTTTCACCATCAGTAGATGAAGTTGGTGAAATTTTACAAAGTAAAACAAGCGATACTGTATATAATGCGAAAACGGTTGAAATTAAATTTGCAGAAATAACATATCCAGTTATTACAGAAAAACAAGCTACATTAGCAGCCGCTATAAATAACGAAATGGATAACTCAAACACCACCGTTGCAACTGCGGATGGTGAAGCTGCATACAACCCAACTGATCCACCTACTGAAACTGGTACAACCGGTGGTGCTAGTGGTCCTACTACTACAACTGGAGATGGTGCAGCTGAAGATACTAAAGGACAGACTGGTCAATTTAATTATGGACTAGCTAATGGACCAAAACCAAGAGTTGGATTTCAATAAAATATTTTAATAAAAATAGATGACAGATTTACAATACATTATTAATTTAAAATCAAATGTATCTGATGCTGAGATATTATTAAATGGTGAGCCCAAAGGAACCTCTCCAAAGAGTATAACTTTAACTACAAAGGAAGTACAGGACAACTATAGTGGGCGTGTAAATATAACATTACAAAAAACAAATTATACTCCTAGTACTAGATATGAATTGTTTCTTGATAGAAATCCTGCCTATGATAGCTTTGTAGTACAACAAAGTCAGCAGCAAGGACGTGATTTTGATCCCACTCAAGATAACACTGAAGTTTATTCAAATATCCCTCAATTTATTTTAAGAGTAAATAAATATGAAAATAATGTTTTAGCACAATATCAACAAGATCTTACTAATCAATTACTTGAGTTAGATTTTAACTTAACTGCTTCACAAAATAATAATGCAGGTGATGATAGTGGACAGGATGAGGAACTACAGGGATTTAAGGTAGCTGTAAATGGATTATTATCTTCTGCTAAATTTATTGTTAATAAAACTGAACAAATAGTAATTGACAAAAATGCAGCAGTATATAATTTCAAAACAGGTGATGCTATAGAAATTGTATCTTCAGATATTACTAAATTTAGAGTAACTCAAATTACGGCTAGAGGAATTGGAATAGACTCTTCTCAAAAAGTTGAAAATGACTTACAAAGTTTAAGATTTGCAGTTGCAGTTACTAGACCATTATCAATAACAATTGATACTACCGAAGTCCCTCCAATTCAGACCGAAGTTCCTAATATAAGTTTGGTGAAGCCGGATGAAAATAGAAAATATAATATAAATGCTAAGGGGGATTACCCAATAGGAATAAGAAAAAATGGTGTAGTAACTAGATTACGAGTTGTTGTTGGAGAACAAGTTATAACATATAGTGATATTCCTGCAGTTGAAACGGAATTTGTAATCACAATACCTGAAAAATATTTAACATCAATTGGTGCATATAATATACAAATTATTCCTGCTAATAATCAAGGTGATGGTCCTCCTATTAATGTTCTACTAAATGTAGTTAATGAAGTATGGGTTGGTGTGCCTGATATAAAAAATATAAGATTTCCATCTAGAATAGAAGGACCTGATTATGTTGGATATGATGTAGATTTTGAAATTGGATATGAAAGTGTTAATACCGATTGGGTTAAGATAGCTCTTGCTGCTTCACTTGTGGATGGTCAAAGCCCTTCTTTTATTAAAGGACCGGCTACTGGAAAAATTACACTAAATATTAAAAAGTTATTAGAATTGCCAGGAGTTCAATTTTCTGAGAATGAAACTGAAATCGGTATAACTCTTAACTTAATTCCTTATAACGAAAGTGGTATATCTGTTGTAACAGGTAAAACGGAAACTTTACAAATCGCATTTTCTAAAAGTTCTCTTACGATACCTAGAAATATCGCCGTAAACAGAATTGCTGAAGGATTTGTATCTCAATTTGATGCTAAAATACTAGAAACCGAGTCCTCTAAATATTTAACACATGCACTCCATTTAGGTAGTGGTAATAATAAAGTAATTACAACTTGGACAGGTAGTCAAGGTTCTCTTATTTTAAAATTATATGAACCAATACCAACATCGGTTCAACCAAATCAACAAGTTTGGATTTCTAAATATCAATCTAATCCAGTAATAGAAACTGTAACTCTTAGTGGATTAGAAATCGAATTTTGCTCTCCATTAAAAGGACCTAATTTTTCATTAGAGCCTGATAATGGTATTGGATATAGTATATACGATGAATTGATTGCAAGTGGAAGTCAAACTTCTAATGACTTGGTTTTAAAGTATTTAAAATCTAGAACTATTGATACTAGTAAGCTAAATATAGAATATGTATCAGGTTCTAATGAATACTTATTTGAAAATTTTGTAAATTTCGGTTCGGCTGAAGAAAGAATACATAATTTTTTCTATAAAATAAAATTAATAGAAAATTATCAAGCAAAACTGCAATCATTAACATACGCAATTAGTGTGACTGATGGAAATCTATTAACAGAAGATTTGTATCTAATGATAACTGAATTTGGTGATTTTAGTATTGACATTGAAAAAATAACATTTTCAAATCCATCCGAAGAGGCTGAAGCTAAAAAAATTATTCAACTAATTTATAATATACTTAAATCATTTGATGGGTTTGAAAAATATTTATTAAAAGCATCACCAAATGACGTATTGGGATATCCTAAAGATGTGGTAGTTAGTGAATTTCCATTAACAATTACACCTGCCATCGATAGTAGCGCTCCTGTTATTTCATTTAAATTAAAACCAACAGATGATGTAGATGTTATAAGTTGGTACGAATTTGCGATTGATACCGCATCTGAATTTGATAAATACAATCCGAATTATATAATAAATAATATACCAGAGTTTATATATAAAGATAATGATAATGCAGATTTCCTATTATTTTTAGATATGATAGGTCAGCACTTTGATACAATTTGGGTTCATATAAATGGATTAACTCAAATGAAAGTTGTTGATGAAGCTGGTATAAAGGGTATTCCAAAAGATTTTGTATTAAATATGCTTAAATCTTTAGGTTGGAATGGTAGAAGAGCATTTGACTCTCAATTCCTTTGGGAATACGCATTAGGACAAAATAAAGATGGTTCACCTAAATACTCAACATCATTAGAAGATGCAAATAATCAAGTTTGGAGAAGAATACTAAATAACTTACCATACCTATTAAAGCATAAGGGAACTTCTAGAGCTATGAAAGCTATTATGGCGTGTTATGGTGTTCCACAATCTATGTTGACAATAATGGAATTTGGTGGACCGCAAGACCCAACCGCGGGAGGAGTAACAGAATTTACATTTGATGATAGAACCGCTGCATTAAGATTAGAACCTAGTGCATCAGTTGTAATACCTTGGAAAAATATACCATCTACTGGTCTTAAACCTCAAGGAATTGAGTTTCTGGTTAAACCAAATCAAATTAAAACATCTAAAATATTACAAAGTGATACATTTGAAATATCTTTCGAACAAACAACAGGTTCATTTGTAAAATTTGATTTTAAGTTAATAGGTTCTGGTAGTATAGTAGGTGGATATATAGATGAACCATTTATTAGTGCATCTGTTGAAACATATTATTTTGATACTGCTAGTTTCTCACCATATGTTTTGGGTCCTTCCTTTGAAACTTCTTCTTTAGAATTTCCATTATCAACTCAATATTATAGTAATGTATTATTTAATAAAATACCGGAAATATCAGGTGGCTCTAAATATGAGTTAAGCATTAAAACATCAAATGGTGAGCAGATAATAGCCGATGTAAAATTATCCATAGTAACATCTGCCACACCTTGGGAAAGTGGTAGTTATATTTCTATTGGAAATGATTTTGATGGAAATATAGACGAAATTCGTTTGTGGAGAATACCATTACAAGATAGTAAATTTGAAAACCATACACTATTTCCAGACGCTATAAATGGAAACTCAATTTCATCTTCAACAGAGGATTTGATGTTCCGTTTGGATTTTGAATATCCAAAAGATAGAATACTGGATCCATACATTAAAAATGTGGCGATAAATCAATCGTATGGTGAAAGTTTTGCAACTGCAAGTAATTTTTATTCTGCAAGCAATTACCCATATCAATATTTTCCATACGAAAGAACTGTAACTGCAAAAGTTCCATCTTTGGGATTTAATGTATCTAATAAAATACGATTTGAAGATCAAGAATTAGTTACTGAGTTATCATATAAGCATCGAGCAACTAAAAAGGCATTCGATAGAGCACCAATTGATAGTAACCGTTTAGGATTATTCTTATCTCCTATAAAGGAATTGAATATGGATATAGTTAAAGCATTTGGCGATTTTAACATTGATAACTATATAGGTAATCCGGCCGATCAATACAAAAATGGATATAAAGAGTTGGATACTCTTAGAGAATATTACTTTGAGAGACTGAGCTTAAATGTTAGTGAGTATATTCAGTTAGTTAAATATATTAACAAATCTCTGTTTGATGTTTTAGGTGATTTGGCACCAGCTAGAGCAAAGGTATCAAAAGGTTTGTTAATTGAACCACATTACTTGGAAAGAAGTAAAGTACAGTGGAACAAACCTGGTGCAGAAAATATAAGTTATGTTGGTAATATACATATAGAGGATGTAGAAAGTATTGAAATGGAATACAATACTTTTGAAGCTAATATAGATGAAAAAGATGATACTATTGTAGAAGGTGAATACAGAACATTTTTAGCAGAAATTAATGAAGAAGATGAAATCGTATTAACCGCAGAGACTGCATTCTATGTGGGTGAATTTGAATACATAACAGATGATTTTATTGTGGCGGATATACCTACATACGAAGGAGATATAACATACGAATTGAGATATGAGTTATTGGGTGAACTAGAAACTTTTGGTAAATACGAAAGTGTTGGTAATCAGGCAAACTCTATGGATAATTTAGGATTTGGATTATACGCAGAAGATACTACCACAATTTGGAAGAGATATGATTTTAATTCAAATTATACTGAAAGCAGAGCAAATGTATATTTAGTAGAAAGTGAGCGGATTAAAAATGTACTTACTCAAGTTTCTGGTTATCCAAGAGCAGGAGCTGCTGCTGATGAGCAAGTTGAGTACGCCTTAGTTCCTACACCTTTTAAGGAATATGTGGTATCATTATTACCTTATCCAGATACTTTGGGAGCGAGTGGTAATATTACAAATGTTACACCATTAAGAGGATATTTTCCAACTCATTACAAATACAAAAATAATTTATACGAAGGGTTACAGAGATCATTCTATAAAGGTTCTGTACAATCTTCTACAACTACACCTGATGGGTTATCAGCTGTTGAAACCTTTACAACCAATCCTAATATACTTAGAGTTGCTAATACTGGAAGAGGTAGTGGTGAACCGATATTGATAGTAGATTAACAACTGAACGAAAAATAAAAAATAACATATTTATACTATATAAAAGAAACAAAAAATTATGGCATATTTAGATAATACCGCTGGAATTACCGTAGATGCAATCCTTACAAAAAAAGGTAGACAAAAATTAGCATCTGGACAGGCATTAAACATTACAAAATTCGCATTAGGTGATGATGAAGTGGATTACACTTTATTCGAACCTGCCCACCCAAAGGGTTCTGCTTTTTATGACTCTGCTATTAGAGCTCTTCCTGTGACGGAAGCATCTCCTGATGAGACTTTGATATTGAGATATAAAATAGTTACTCTACCAAAAGGAACTACACAAATTCCGTTGGTTAGATTAGGTATTTCTTCTATTGCAGTAACTCAGCAAGAAGGTGGAGTTGGGTTAACACCTACTACATCTCCATCTGGAAATACTGCTGCTGGATACACTGTAATATTGGCAGACCAAAGTGCAGGAACATTAACTGTGACTAGAGGAGCTACTGCATCTGGTACTACACCTGTATTCTTAGGAGAGGAAGTTTCTGCAACCGCACAGGTAGTTAGTGGTTTAGAATTCCGTTTTACACCAAATCCTAATTTAACAGGTGATGTGATTACTACTATTACTGTTTATGGTAATGAGACTGGTGGTTCACAAACTATTCCTGTAATTATAACATACAAAGCATAAAAAACATAAAAAATGGCACTAATAAACGATCCTAATGTAACCGCACAAATTAGAGATTTGGCAAACACCGGAACGATTGATACTACTCAAATTTTATCAATCCTTAATTCAGTGTTACCTGCCGGTCAACAAATTACAGTCGGTTCTGCAATAACAACTGGAATTTATAAAAGATTTGGAGATTTCGATAAAATAAATGCAAAAGTTGAAGTAGTAACTACTGGTATATGGAGTGGTGATGCTGGACAATTAACTCAATTTTTCACATCATCTACACAAACTACATCTACTGATGGACAATTCTATTGGAATGTATTTGATAAAAATCCTCTAACCGATGAAACTGCTGAAGTTCAATTTGCAGTAGCATACGGACATAAAGATGGAAGTGGTTCAGTATCACTATCAACTAATCCAGATGCATTGTTACCAACCAAATCAACATACGCACAATATAGAGCTATGTTATTGGATAATCCATCTCTACCATTTCAGTTTGAAAACTCTACTGGAACATTAACCGATACAAACGGAATATATGTAATAAACATTGGAAGAGCGAGATATAGAGAAGAAATGGATGCTGGTAACTGGGAATTGACATTGGCTGGTTCTAATGGAACTTTCCGTTTTATCGATGATAGTGGTAAGAAGTTTGGAGATACTTTTGGTAAAGCAGGTAGAGTATTTAAGGTAGTATCTGGTTCATTAAACTTAGGTTCTCAAAGTGAAGCAACTGTTGTAAATAGTGCAGCTCCCGGTAACGGATTGGGATACGGATTGTTTTATCCAGACAGAGGTATCGTTGTACTTAACGCAGCAGCTTTTGGTAGTGTTGTAGGTAATGTGACCTTCTCAACTGGATCTGGACATACTCAAACTGCAACTTTGGCAGGTGGTGAAGGAACTACATTCAATGCTTACAACCAAGCTAGATTGTTATCAGCAATTCAAGGTGGTGCGGATTTCGATGCTAGAAGAACTGAAAATGTTTCTACACAACATTTCTTTGTAAGAGCAACCAATAGAGAGTTCAACTACTCAAACAACCCAACTTATGTAGATGTGAATGGTAATTTTACAGAACCAACATTTGAGACAGACCCAAGAACATTTATTACAACAATTGGTTTATACAATGATAGTAATGAGTTAGTTGCGGTGGCTAAAACATCTCAGCCAGTTGCTAAATCGTTTGATAAAGAAGTATTGGTAAAAGTTAAATTATCTTTCTAATACAAAACTTACAATTAGTTAATTTATATCAAATCCCCCTCTGTTGGGGGATTTTTTATTTGATGATATTTATACTAAATAATAACAGATGTTTAAGGAAATACCAAAAAGTGATATAGTAACCCGTCCGTTTAAGGTATATAAAGAATGGATAATAGATGAGGAGGATACTGATATTAGTATACTATATGGAGTTTCATCTTCATTTGGTGCATTTGATCCAGATACCGATGATTTGAGTGGTGTTATATATCGTTCTATTCAAGCACAATTTTATAGAGACTCAACAAATGCATCTATTCTCACCGAAGTGGGTAAACGAAAGTCATACGCATCTAATGATGAGAGAAATTTAGAAAGTGAATTTGGACTTATATCTATACCACAACATAAGTACGGAGAGGGTATTAAAGTGGGTACTGTTAAGTTTACTGATAATAATAATGATAAGGTGTACCTTGATGATGGATACTCTAATTTGGTAAGTGGAAGTACTATATGTGGAAACATAATGTACGATAGAGGTTTTGTGATATTAACAAAAGATACTCCATCAGGATCATTAACCGATTTTAGAATAGAATATAATTCTACACAGACTATATATGAAAATGAAATATTCATTCCTGTTTTAGAAAATGAATTTAATGTTTCACAAAATCCAACATCGTTAGTTAATGTTGATTATGATAGTGGTAGTATAATAATAAAAAACCAAAATCCAGAGCGTTCACGACCAGGAGGGATTGCAACTACTATAAATTCATATACTCAATCATATACAAACTTACGTTCTGCAAGAATAAATCCTTTGTTTAATCATTATGATGTTTCAGCATCTTTAGATCCAACAGGTTCTTATTTAGCTCCGTTTATTACAACAATCGGTTTATACGATAATGAATTGAATATGGTAGCGGTGGCTAAATTAGCTAGACCTATGAAATCACTTCCAGATTATCCATTAAATTTTATAATTCGATTTGATACTTAATTTGATATTTATATAAAAGAAAACTAATATGAAACTTATATCTATATTATCTGAGGATCTTGGAAAGTGGTTTGGTAGTGGAAAGACCGGTGGTTGGGATAGATACAATACCAAAGGAGAGAAAGTTGGAAAATGTGGAGATGCTGAAGAAGGGGAACCTTATGTGGCGTGTTTATCTAATGAAAAAGCTGCTAAGTTAGGACCTAAAGGAAGGGCTTCATTTGTAAGAAGAAAGAGAGAAGCTCAGAAGAAATCAGGTGATGCTAAAAAAGGTGGAGAGCAATCTAAAGGTCAAAAGCCTGTTCTTGTAAAAACTGGTGCAAGTGAAAATGTAAAAGAAGATTGGAGTCAAAAATATAAAAACTCTATTGATTGTAGTAACCCAAAAGGATTTTCACAAAGAGCACATTGTGATGGAAAACAAAAGAATGAAAGTATGAAATTAACATTAGAACAAAAACTAAACCTATTTTTGGAAAAGAATGTTCCAAACGATCCTGAAAAATGGTCTTATGCTACATCACAAGCAAAAGAAAAATTTGATATTTACCCATCTGCTTATGCAAATGCTTGGGCAGCAAAAAAATACAAAGAGTTAGGTGGAACTTGGAAAACGGAAGAAGGTTACAAAAAATAATTAACAGATAAATTAAATAAAAAAAATATGAGCATATTAAGTTTGTACGAAAAAGAAAAACCTATTACCGCTAAAGCGGATACAAAAGGTGGAGATAAAACACTTATTGAAGGTGATGGTGGTTTAGACCTATCAAAGGATGAAAAGGCATTAAAGCAGGCAAGAGGTGGTGAAATAGGAAAGGGAACTCCTAGAGGATACAATCCAAAGTTCAACTATAGTTCCATCCAAAGAGATTAATACTGAATGAATTGGTTACAAAATGGTGCTGAAGTTACAGAAGATATAATACCAGATGAAGCGATTGGGTTTATCTATATGATAACCCACGTCCCATCTGGAAAATACTATATTGGTAAAAAATCACTAGAAAGTGTTCGTACTGTTAAAATTGGAAAGAGAGAACTCCAAAAAATAAAAGAGGAACGAAAAGCAGTTGGAATGGGTGGAAGGGCTCCTCTTAAAAAGAAAGTTCGTAAAGCATCTGATTGGGAAAAATACTATTCATCAAACGAATGGATAAACGAACAAGTTAAAGAAGGTAAAGAGGGCGAATTCAAACGAGAAATAATTCAGTTCTGTAATTCCAAAAAATCACTATCTTATTACGAAGTATATTGGATGTTTAAGTACGATGTGCTTTTAGATGATAACTGCTTAAACGGAAACATTAGTGGAAAATTTTATCGAAAAGACTTGGTATAATGTAAAATATTTCGTATATTTGTTTTAAACAAATCTTATAATAGAAAAAATATGAACTTACAACAAATAGGACAGAAGTACAAAGTATCTGACAATTTTTTAAACTCAAAGGATGATGCGTTATCTATAGCAGCTACATCTATTGATGATTTGATATTCAAACTGCAGTATAACATTCCAAAAGAGGAGCTTATAAAAAATCTAAAAACTTTATCCTCTTTTTTAAGAGATGTGAAAAAATCTACTTTTTAATTTGGAATAACAAATAATTTTTATTATATTTGTGAATACCAAATTATACCTATGATAAGCGGAAAGAAAAAACTAACCGTAATTACAATACTAAATTCTGCATTAGGAACTGGTTCATCCTTAAAGGGAAATGAGCAAGCACATCATTGTCCATTTTGTAATCATCATAAAAAGAAACTTCAAATCAACTTAGATACTCAACGATGGCATTGTTGGGTATGTGACTCAAAGGGTAGAAGTATTCACTCTCTATTACATAAACTCAGTATAGATGTAAAGGACCTTAATAAGATTAGGGAAATCTATGGAGATGAACCCGAATATGATGCAAAGGAAGAGTATGTAGCTAAATTACAGTTACCGAAAGAGTTCAAACAACTCTACATTAAACCAAAGGGTATCAATCCTTCATATAATCAAGCTCTTCACTATCTAACCAAAAGAGGCATCAAACATGCCGATATAGTAAAGCATAACATTGGGTATTGTGACGATGGCTTATATGGGGGTAGAGTTATAATACCTTCATACGATGGGAATGGAGAACTGAATTATTTTGTAGCCCGTTCCTTTTATGAAGATGAGCCATACAAATATAAAAATCCACCAATCAGTAGAGATGTAATTGTATTTGAGAACCAAATCAATTGGAATGAACCTATTACTTTAGTAGAAGGGGTATTTGACTCGTTCTCTGTAAAACGAAATGTAATTCCAATGTTAGGAAAGTTTTTACTTCCAAAACTTAAAAATAAAATAAGGGAAATGGGAGTAAGTGAAATAACAATGTTACTAGATCCAGATGCAATTACAGAAAGTATAAACCACAGTCAATATTTTATAAAAAACGGAATACGGGTTAAAAATGTAATGCTCCAAAATACAGATGCTGGTGATTTGGGATTTGAAAAAACAAATTCTATTATTAAAGAAAGTAAACAAACCCATTGGGATGATTTAATCCTTATGAAAATACAAAATATATGAGTGAAACTAAAATAACACACATTTATCATCTTGCTGATTTACACATAAGAAACTTAAAAAGACATAGTGAATACAGATTAGTATTTCAAAGTTTTTTAGATAAGGTTAGACAAGATGGTATCCAAACCTCAATCATTTATTTAGCGGGAGATATTGCCCATGCTAAAACTGAAATGAGTCCGGAATTGGTAAGAGAGATAAGTTGGTTCCTTGCAGAATGTGCTTCGTTAAGAGAAACCATACTTATAACTGGAAATCACGATTGTAACTTAAATAACAATAACAGATTAGATGTTTTAACCCCAATAATTGAAAACTTAAATAATGAGCGAATTCACTATCTTAGAGATACTGGCACTTATGTTATCCACAATCTTACCTTTGTTGTATATTCCATATTGGATAAAAGGGAAAATTGGACAAAAGGAAACCTGGTAAATGGAGAAAACAAAATCTGTCTTTTCCACGGTCCTGTAAATAAATCACAAACTGATATTGGATATGTAGTATCATCTAATTCATTCACTACAGAAATGTTTGATGGATTTGATATGGTGATGATGGGTGATATTCACAAAAGACAAGTATTGCAGGAGTATGACCCTATAAACCAAAAACCAATAGTAGTTTATGCGGGTTCTATGATACAACAGAACCACGGTGAAATGTTGGAAGGACATGGTTACCTACTATGGGATGTTGAAAGTAGAACATTTGAAGAGTTTGATTTACATAATGATTATGGATACCTCACAGTTGATATAGATAAGGGTAAGGTTCCTACATGGGTGTATGATGAAATAAATACCAAACTTCCAAAATATCCAAGACTTAGATTGAGATTTAACGAAACGGATGCTACAACTACTAAAGAATGCATCACAGAGTTTAATCGCCTATTTAAGAATAGTGAAATAACTGTGAGTAGATTGGATGCTATGAGTAGGTTACGCTCTAATCATGGTTTGAATAAAAACATAGTTGGTAATACTAAAGATGAGACATTCCAAAATCAACTAATTAGAGATTACTTAGATAGGAGATATCTTTTAGATGAGGATATTTTAGATGAAATCGTAGAGCTAAACAAATTGACCTCACAGAAAGTTGATAAAAGTGAAGAGGTTGAAAATATATTATGGATACCTAAAAAGTTAGAGTATTCAAATATGTTTTCCTATGGAGATGGCAATTGTGTAAAGTTTGATAACGCTAAAGGTATTGTTGGTATTTTTGCACCAAATGCAAGTGGTAAATCCTCTCTATTTGATATTCTTTCGTTTTGTATCTTTGATAGAACGTCTCGAACAAATTCGGCTAAAAATATAATGAATAATCAAAAAGATACTTTTCATTGTAAGTTTGAATTTGAGATTGATGGTATTCCGTATTTTGTAGAACGAATTGGAAAAGCAAACAAACAACAAACGGCAGTTAAAGTAGATGTTAATTTTTGGAGAGAAGTTGATGGTATAACCGAGTCACTAAACGGTGAGCAACGAAGGGATACCAATCGAATGATTGAAAAGTATTTAGGTAAGTTTGATGATTTTATCCTAACCACATTATCTTTACAGGGAAATAATGCTCTATTCATTGATAAATCACAGAGTGAGCGGAAGGAAGTTCTATCCCAATTATTGGGAGTGGATATTTTTGATAAACTATATCAAATTGCAGCAGAGGATAACAAAGAAACTGCAACCCTAATTAAAAAGTTTAAGCAAGATGATTTCCCCCAAAAGTTATCGGTAATTGAAAGTGATTTGGATGTATATGGGAAAAAGTTAAAAACTCTAAACGAAGAGTTAGGAAACTATACAACTCAAAAGGAAACTATAAATGAGGAAGTAATTCAACTGAAATCAAATATTGCAGATACTGGAAGTTTTGAGTATGATATAAAGGAGTTGGAAACTTCATCTGTAAAGCATACTAACACACTCACAACCATAGATAGTGAAAGGGAAGAGTTGGATGATAGATACGATAAGTTATTGAAATTGGAAGTAACTTTGACAAATCTTATGGATGAATATAATGTAGTGGAAATAAAGGAATACATAAGTGAGTTAAATAAAACTACAGATAAAATTAAGGATACCAAAAACACAATAGATAAATTAGGTATAAAGAAAAGTTCATTAGATGATAAATTACAACATTTAGAGTCACATAAGTATAATCCACAATGTGATGTGTGTATCGAAAACTCTAAATCTATAATAACTTCAAAGGAAGATGTTGAAATTCAGTTACAAACCTTAAACGATGAATTGGTGCAATCTAATGTATTGTTATTGGAATTGGAAGGTAGTAAAAATAATCTTACACAATATACCAAACTATTAGAAGAGTATTCTACTTTAGAAGTTAAACATAACAAAGTTGATAAAGATATCTACAATGTAAAATCTCAAATATCTTCTTTGGAGACTAAACATCTAACTACCACTTCTAGTTTAGAAAAGGCAACATTGTTAATTGAGGAATACTATAAAAACGAAGAGCAGATAAAAATAAACCAGTCAATTAAAGCCGAACTAAAGATTGCCGAAAAGGGATTGAAGGATATAGTTTCCACTATTGATACAAAAAATAAAGAACTGATGGAAGTGTTTAAGAAACAAACTACATTGGAGTCTCAAAAGGAAACCATAGAGGAACGGATTGATGAGGTTAAGGAATTGGAAGATAAGAATAAACTATATGAGTATTATCTTAATTCGTTAGGAAAAGATGGGGTATCGTTAGAACTAATCGAAAAGGCAATTCCAATGCTTGAAGGTGAAATAAATAACATCCTTTCTCAAATAGTTGAGTTTGGAATGGAGTTGGAATTGGAAGGTAAGAACATAAATGCAAATTTGGTATACGGAGACCAAAAGTGGAGTTTAGAACTATGTAGTGGAATGGAAAGATTTATATCAGGTCTTGCAATTCGTATCGCTTTAATAAATGTATCAAATCTACCTAGACCAAATTTCTTAGTAATCGATGAAGGATTTGGGACATTGGATAATGAAAATCTCACATCTCTGTATATGTTATTCGCTTATCTTAAAACTCAATTTGATTTCGTAATGATTATATCCCATATAGACTCGATGCGAGATGTAGTGGATATGCTTATGGAGATTAAAAAAGAAAACGGATTTAGTAAAGTTAAATTTTAGCAGATAGTATTTTTTTTGGTAGAGGGTTTTTGGAAGTTTCTATTTTATCTTTTATTAAACTCTCTACCAATCCACTTATTTTGTAACCCCTTTGATTGCAAAATTCTTTTAGAGATGAGTGTAACTCGGCATCAATTTGTATCATTGAATATTTTTTCATAAATTTTTTATTTAAGGGTTCATGCAATAATCTATTTCATTTACCAACACCCCTCTTAATTTTAGAGGTATGGTAGTTCTCATTAATCCAAACTTTAATCCATCTAAATGATATTTTAGCAATCTTTCAGGATGAATGAGCTCACCCTCTGTAATATAATCTACTAATTTATTAAAAAGAGAACTATAATAATTCATAGTATCACTTTTTCCATACGCAAATAAATCATTATATCCACCTCTGTGATCTGATCCAATGGGTATGAATATACTATTATTTATATTTTTTAATTTTACTGGATTTAATATATGTGTATCAAATCTACACCTAACAACTAAATCATACTGAAATGAATTATCATTTTCGTATTTTATTTTTAATTCATTTGCTTTCATTATTCCGTACCACATATAAAATATTGATGTAGTGTTACTTTCTTCAGCTTTAGGAAAATCCTTTACACTATTTACAAATTCATTTATTTTATCCGGATACTTTTCAAATTCTATGTGTATTGGATTATATAAATCAATCAAATCTTTTTCCTTTATATCTAACTCACCATTATGTGTGTAACATATGAATACATCTGCGTTATACAAATCTATTAAATTTTTTTTAATTGTTTCATATTGTTCATAACTATTCCTAAATTGACCAGATAATAACACCGCAATCTTCATAAAGTTTTATATTTCTTTAGTATTCTAAAATAAATATCAAAGAAATTATTTTTTAATTATATTTATAGTCAAATTGTAATTTTTACATATGGCTAGAATAAAAAAATTTGGGGATACCCGATCGGAAAAATTATCAACATTTCAAACTTTTTTAGTAGATGATAATCCAAATTCTACTTATTTTAGAATTAGTGAATTCAAAGACACTTTTTCAGGTGGTAAAAATGGATTTCTTATAGAAGGATCTGAATTTCTAAAAGAAACTACTGAAATTAAAATTGAAATACTTGATGTTGAAGGTAACCCAATTTACTTTGAACCAGGAGATGGTATACCTGAATATTACGAAGGTGTATCCAAATTACTATCAGTTCACATATATGAGGATGTTCCGATAGGTATAGGTAAAATAACCATATTAGGTGAATTAAAAAATTATTTAGATAGCGGAGATGTTATTAGACCAATTCCTGATGATTGGAAAGGCTTGTATAATGTAAAGTGGGAAAGGGATTTCAAAATAAACCGATTACTATCTAACGAAGATAAAGTTAGGTTTTATAGAAGACCTGTAATTGAGATTGATGAAATTACTAGACCTATATTTACTGCAACTCCTACAGAAATCCAACAGAGTGGAATTGTTAATGGATTACCAATAGTTCCAAATGCTGGAACTAGATTGACAGATTTTTCATTACCAACATCTTACTTACTTACAATTGCAGATAATTCAAATTGGACGGCATCGGTAGTTGGAAATCCAGTAGTGCTACCTAATTTGGGAGTTCAACTACAAAGTAGTGATGTTATTACAAATAAACAACTTACAGTAACAACTCCATATACTGTAAATGGAATTGTACAACCATTTTTTAATCAGCCATATACCGCGAGTTTTAATTATTTAGAATTAGACTCTACATTGGGAACTGCGTTGAGTGGATCATTTGCTAAAATAAACATTACAGAATTAACTACTTTTGTTGGAGATGTAGCTAGGGTGAAGGTATTTAGAAAATCTCAATCCGAAGTATCCGATTTCCAATTTGTACAAGAAATACCATTGGAGTCTAATGAAATACTAATTGATTTAGAGTCATCACAACGAAATCAGGAGTTATATGGATTATTCACTCCGTTTGTATTACAAAATTATTGGGTTACATCTTCTAACAATTTGACAATTGATTTTAATCAAGATTTTTTATATAACTCCGTAGAACTAAATAGTGTTGGTACTAATAGATTTTCTAGTGTAAAAGATGTTCCTATAAATTTGGGAATAGAATATACATTTGGATTTAATATTAGATTAGAAGAAAACATATCATCGCAAAATTCTTTGATAGTTTATTTAGAGGGTATTCGAAATGGTTTAACCACACGACAACCAATCGTAACACTTCAGTCATCAAACGCTATTTTACAGAAATCAAATATAACTGCAAATTTTATAGCAGAAGGATTGGATAACGCTAAACTAATTTTTGAAGTAAGTGGTAATGGTTGGTATATATCCGATGTTAGTTTAAGAGCATCTCAAGAAAGTTCATTTTCACCTGATGAGATTACATTTATACAACCTGTCCCTAGAACATTAGAAACTGAAACATTTGATTTCCGTTTTGAGTTTTATGACATAAACAACAACTACATACCTGTACTGGTAGAAAAAACAAAAACCTTTGATGGTGGTAACCTAAACCGAATAGCTAAACGATTGGAATTAGTACCATCTTCTTTATATTTTCAATTTGACTCTGGATCTGGAACGGGTAACCCGTTACCACCAAGTGCAATCTTTATAGATGTTGTTAAGGAGTTTTTGACAGGTTCAACTAATTTTACATCCCGTTCATTTGATTTGGATAATAATGAGTTATCTGCCTCCGTTTATATTGGAGAACAATATCCAGGTCTTTTAATAGATGAAGGAGATGACAGGTATAGATTGACAGTCCAAAACTTTACGGGTTCAAAAATTGATACCATAGTTCAATATATAGAATATGTTGCAGAATGTGAGGGTGTAAGTGATACTATTGTTATAACTAGAGTTAGTGATGGTAAGGGTGGAGTTAATTTTGAGATAAGACCTTATAGAGGAACTGTAATTAGAAACAGTGATGAATTCGCTACATTGGAAGTTCAAGCGGTTAGAATTGATGGTATAAATGAAACCAATTTAGTTAGTGGATTACCATTAAATCAGTCTGATACTAAACTATTCGTACAATCGGGTTCTAATTATCTAACAATTACTGAAGCAAGTAGTTCTGGATTTTTATTAGGAGTTACCGCCGGAACAACAGGTTCTACTGAACTTGATTACAATCCAGTATTTAATAGAGATAGTATAGTTGGGCAATTAGTGCTTTACTTAATACCATCATCTTCCGTAAATAGAGAAGAAAATATTGTATCAACACTAACCTTAACTGATATTTTGGATGGTTTGGATGCCGGATTTATTGAGTATGATATAGATGTGTTTACTATTAACCCTCGTACTGAAACGATATTCACACCTGTATCCGCTAGTGTAACTGCATCTTATTATAGAAGAGGAACTAGTGAAAATCCAATATCAGCATCCGTTATTGTATATCCATCCATGTCCATAAACGAAGATTTTATACCTGAATTTTGGATGAACTATTTTACTGGAAGTATAAACTCTGATATTATTGTAAGTGGGTTTGATGAATTAGGAAATTTAATGACTCCTGTATTACCTTCGAACTTTGTTGGAGATCCATTATTTCAAAACAAACAATTAACTTTAAGTTTTAATTACATAGAACCATATACTTCGGAGAGTGTATTGGTGGAGCATACATTTAACATTATTCCAGAAGGAGTACCTGGACAAGATGCAATTATTTATGAAATAATACCTTCTAATGTGACATTAAATGCGAATGAAAGTGGAATTGTAACTAATTTCAATCCATCCGCAACCGAAATAAAAGTTAAGCAAGGATTTGATTATCTTGCATTTACTGGAAGTGGAAAACCTGGAACTTTCTTCATATCATCCGCATCTGTTATCGGTAATAATGTAACTCCAGGTGAGGTTTATTTTGATAATACATATACACAATCACTTTTGGTATCTGCTTCAACTGCGTTTGATGTACTTGCATTAAGTGGTAGTGTAGAATACCTAATAGAAGTTCATCCATTTTTCACATCTTCATTCTTTACACAAAGTTTAGTTCAACCATATATTAAAACATTTGATGGTGAAACTGCAAGGAGTGTTACACTACAGGCATCATCTAATATAGTTAACTTTGATGGGAACGGTATAGTGATATCACCAGAAGGAGATATTGTACTAACTGCTACCGCCTTTGGAGCAACTGGTTCTGTATTTTATCAATTCTATAGAAATGATATACCATATTCAACAGTTCAATCATCTAATATATTTGAGGTAGGATCAGGTGATGCTGCTCTAATAGGTGAAACCGCATTGTGGAGTGTAGAAATTAGAGATGGTGGTGCGACATCGGTGGTAAGAGCGGAAGGTAGTGTAACTATTGCGGGTGTGCAAGGTGGTGCAGATGCATACAATGTTCAATTAACTAATGAAAACTCATCCGTAGTATCTAGTGTATTTGATGTCCTAACATTAAGTGGTAGTGGTACTGATATATTAGCTACAAAAGGAGATGTGGCGTTGCAAGCAGTAACTTCGTTTTCTTCACCAACATTTGATCAATTAGGAAGTGAGATACCAAATGGAGAATACAGAGTTAAAATTGCATCCAAACCTTCGTATATAACATTAGCAGGTGGATTGGTAAGTGGTAGTACAGTTCCAGTAGTAAGTGGTATAGCTAGAATTGGTGATATAACTGCATGGAGTACTCCTAGAGAAAATACAACTGCTCAAATTGTGTATGAGGTTAATTTAGAAAACGGAAGAAGAACAACATTTAAGACACAATCCCTATCAGTTCAGTTCGAAGGAGCAATCGGTCCGGGTCTAATTATGAGAGGAGTTTGGACTGGCTCTTTACAATACATATTTGATACTCCTAGTAAAAGAAGAGATAGTGTAATCTATCCAGGAGGTATAAATGAAACTTATTATTGGGCATCATTGACATCTTCACTAAACCAACCACCTCCAACTATTGTGGGTGAGCCGAGTGAAGATCCGAGAGATGCGAATGAGTATTGGGAATACTTGGGTAAGGAAGAGTTTTTTGTTGCTGCTAAATTGGCAATTTTTGAGGAGTCCTTTGTTAAGAACACTATAAATGTTGGAAACAATCCTGGTAGTGCATTTGCTAATATCGTAATCGCTGGAGGTAGAATTGATCCTTATTTTGCAATAGGACAAAACGGAACTGTTGGATTGGATGGAGACCAGACTGGGAGTGGTATAATTGGTTATGACCGACCTGGTATTTTTATGGGTACATTTGATAGTGGTGGAACTAAAACTGCACGTTTCTCATTAAAAAATGGAGCCGGTGATAGATACATGCGTTGGAATGGTTCTGACTTAGAATTAAGTGGAGTATTGAATGCGGGTGGTATGAAATTAGGACCTGATGTAAGTGGGTCTAATGATGGATTATTCATTGGAGATACTAACTACTGGTATGACAATGGTAATTTTAAGGTAGGTGCTAGTAATAACTATATGGAATGGGATGGTTCTGCTTTAATAATAAAAGGTAGTATCAGGCAAACCGCAGCAGGGCAGCCAGAAGGAAGGGCATTGGGTGCGTGGAGTGCTAGCTTTGCATATTTAGTAAATGATATAGTATCACACAATGGTAGAACTTGGTATTGTAAAGTAGCACATAATTCTGGAACTACACCTGATGATGAACCTTTAGTTGGTTCTAATTACACAACTTATTGGGAAATTGCAGCTGATGCGGGTACTTCGGGAACTGCCGGTGCGTCTGGAACAAGTGGTACAAATGGAGCGGCTGGGGCAGCTGGAGATCCTGGTCCAGGTGTAGTTTTTAGAGGTCCATATTCTGCAAGTGAAAACTATTTTTATACTACAGCTAGAAGAGATATTGTAAGAGGAAGTGATGGTGCTTTTTATTTAGCAAATAATTTAGCAAAAAATGGATTAAATACTTGGCTTGACCCAACAACAACACCTGCCGATTGGACTGCATTTGGAGCACAATTTAGTTCTGTTGCAACTGATGTTTTATTAGCACAAGATGCTACTATAACTAGGGGATTGGTTATGGGTGCAGGTGACGGTGGTTCATCGTTTATTAGAAGTTCTGGAGCAACTTCATTAACTACTGGCACTGGATTTTTTATGAGTAGTAGCGGAAATTTTAGATTTGGTGAAAGTATAAGTGATAGTGGTAATTTTGTTTATTGGGATGGCTCTCAATTGGAAGTAGGTGGTACACTTAAAACACGAGGTGGGAATAGTGAATTAGGTAATTGGTTAGTAGATGATCTGGGAAGATTTAGAGACTCTGGTTCTAAACTTATATTAGATGCGGAACAAAAATCAATAAAAATAGCAAACTCCGCGGGAGAACTGAAACTGAGCGTTAGAACAGGTGCATTACAATCTTTGACGGGTGGTGCGGTTACCAACACACCAAATACAATAAGTAATTCCGCATTAACATATTCAACTAATCAAAGTTTTACACAAACATTTACAACAACTGCATTTAGTACAACATTAAATGCAGGACAATATAGCTATAATATAAATTCAACTTCAATGGCGGGTAGTATAACCCACTCATCTCCTACATCTGGATTTTTTACTATCAGCTATTTTTATCAAGTATTGAATGCTTCAAACGAAAGTGTATCAACTATATCACTAGCATCCGGTACGAGTTTCGGAACAGGTGGTAGTATATTTGGTCAAAGTGGATTGAATGTAATAACTATACCAGTAACTGGAACATATACAATAAGACCAGTATATGTTGTAACTGTAAGTTTTAGTTCTCCTGGTAATGTAACTTTTCCTATCCAAAGCTTTTCACCTGGAACTGTTACATTTTCTCCTTCAACTAATTTTGCAGAATTAACTGACAGCGGACTTCAGGTTGTGAGTAGCAATAATAGATTTGTAAAATTAGAAAGAGGCGATGGTACTAGTGGATACGAAATTACAGCAAAAGGATTGTGTTATTTTGAGCAGTCTAATGTTAATAGTAGTACTACGGTTATTGCTATTGATGGGGATATAGTTCCTAATAATGTCATAACATCTTCATTGGGAAAGATTGGAAACCGATGGGAACAACTTCATATAAATGAAATATTTTCCCCATCATTACCAACAACTGCAACTGCAGCTAATCTTAATATAGATACCACAGCTGGTACTACATTAGGAAGATTTAGACGTTCTACTTCATCCGAGCGGTATAAATTAAATATTGAAGATTTGGACAAACCATTAGTTGATAATTCAATAATGAATTTGAGACCTGTTTGGTATAGAAGTAATCCAGATACTACTGTTGATAGACCTGATTGGAGTTATATTGGATTAATCGCCGAAGAAGTTGCTGAAATTGAACCTAGATTAGTTCAATATAATATAACAACTGGTTCAAACGGTCAGGAAGTTTTGATACCAGAGAGTGTTCAATATGATAGAATTGGAGTATTGTTATTATCGCATATACAATCTCAAACAAAAATAATAGATGAACTTTCTAAAAAAGTAAATGATTTAGAATTGTCGATAAGTAGTTCAAATAATTTATAACAATTAAAATAATATATATTTATATATACAAATAAAACAAAAAAGTTTATGACACAAATTAAAGAAGTATTACAAACTGAAGTAATTGAAAAATTAAAATTCAACCAAGCTCAAGCAAACGAAGCGGTGGTAAATTTAGGACAAATTGAATTGAGAATTATTGATTTGAAAGATGAGTTAGATGCAGTTCAACAATTTAAAGAAGATGTTCTAAAATCTTATAGAACCGCAGTTGATACAATCAATACCGAACTTAAAGTATTGGAAGAAAAATATCCAAACGGTGAAGTTGATTTGAATGAAGGGGTTGTCATTTTCGAAAAAGAATAAATAAATAACTAGGAATTGTAACAAATTTTTACTATATTTGTTACAAAGTATTTTTATGAAAAAAAGGTTACTATACATCTGCCCACACTTATCCACTGGTGGGCAACCACAATATGTTTACAAACAAATAGAAAGTTTCAAAGATGAATTTGAAATCCAAGTTGTAGAAATACATAATAGTGGAGGAACTGCATTTGTGGTTCAAAAAAATAGAATAAAAAACACAGTACCACTTCATACATTGGGTGAAGATAAAAATGATGTGTTAAAGGTAATAGAAAACTTTTCACCTCATATTATTCACTTTCACGAAATTCCACAATTCGATTTATCGCACGAAACATTAGATGTTATATTCAGTGAGAATAGAAATTATCACATAGTAGTAACAACACATGGTTCATTGACTAATCCAGATGAGATAATTTATCAACCTGATAGATATGTTTTAGTTAGTGAGTGGAGTAAAAGAAAGTTTGAAGGATTGGGTATCGAAACTGATGTGTGGCAATATCCAATTGAAAACTATGCATTTGATAAAGCCGAAGCTAGAAAAAAGCTGGGGTTTGAAGATGATTGGAAACACGTCTTAAATGTAGGTTTATTCGCTCCTGGTAAAAATCAAAAAGAAATATTTGATATAGCTAGAGAATTAGAACAATACAAAATAAAGTTTCACTTCGTAGGAAATCAGGCAATGAACTTTGAACATTATTGGAAACCACTATTGGATACAAAGCCTGATAATTGTATAGTGTGGGGGGAGCGAAACGATGTTGATACTTTCTACGCGGCATCCGATATCTTTTATTTTTCATCTATATTGGAATTAAACCCATTATCCATAAAAGAAGCATTATCATATAAACTACCATCACTATTCCGTAGATTACACACTTATTTAGATACCTACGATAACAACCGATTAGTACACTATATTACTAACGATTTGGGTGATACTAAAAATAGATTGTTGAAATTGTTAGGATTGGAAACTACAAAGAGTGTAAAACCTAAAATACAGATAAAGCATCTATTGACGAGACCTGATGATGAAAGGGAAATGTTGAGTATGAAATCCATAAGCACTTTACAGAGATATGGGATAAATTATCAACCAATCGTTAATCAAGTATATGAGGGATTGGCTCCTGCTGAAAATTGTAGAAGACCTGAGCATATTAGTAAAGATAATAAACCAGGAGAATTATATCCTGGCGCTGGGTTAGGTTGGATGACAGGTAGACATTACGGGTGCTATCTTGCACATAGAGGAGCATTGGAAACAATCGACAGTGAATATGATTACACGCTAATCTTTGAGGCAGATGCGTATGTACATTCAACAATGGATGAGTTTGTGGATATTATATACAAAGGGTGTGAAATTATGGAAAGAGATGATGTTTATTTCCTATCCTTTGCGGATAATCCATCTAGATACAAAGAGAGGATTAATGAATACTTTTCTAAAACAGGTTCTAATCAAGACCTTGCCCACGCTTATATTGTGAGAAATAAAGATAAAGAATGGTGGATGGAACGATTAAAAGATTGTGGATGGGATGTGGGAGACCTTTGGTACAATCATGTATTTGCAAATCATCCTAAACCTCGATACACAACAAATAAAGTTTATTCTAATCAGGGTGCTGGGTATTCTTTGTTAGATGAGACTATAAAAAAATGGGAGTTATGATATACGATAATTTAGTTAAAAACGAAAACAATAAAGTAGTACCTAAAAATACTATAAACATAAACTTTGTAAAGGGTGCGTTTGTTGAAGTTAAAGGTTCTAAGGAAGCAAATTATAGGATACGATTTGTAAATAACATAACTGGTGAGATGCCTTACGAAACTACTATTAGAAATAATATGTGGACTAGATGTACCATTGAATATTTTATAGAGTGGAGAATTGAGGTATATGAAAACGAAGAGAGAATACATACCCATATTTACAATGCAGCTGATAAAAGAGTTTATATAGCATTTGACTCTAAAGCGTTAGGTGATACGATGGCATGGATACCTTATGTTGATGAGTTTAGAAAACAACATAAGTGTGAGGTTATATGCTCTACCTTTATGAACGAATTGTTTGTGGATACCTATCCTGAAATAGAGTTCGTAAAACCAGGTGTGGGAGTAAATAATCTCTATGCTATGTATTCATTGGGATTGTTCTATACTGAAGATGGTAGTATCAACAAACAAAAGAACCCAACCGATCCAAAATATCAACCAATGCAAAAAATGGCAACCGATATATTGGGAGTACAATACGAAGAGATAAGACCTAAGTTAAAGTACAATAAGTTAGATAGAAAAAAACAAATCGCTATTGGTATACATGGAACTGCTCAATCTAAGTATTGGAATAACCCTACTGGATGGCAAGATGTTGTAGACTGGTTAAATCGTAAAGGGTATAATGTAAAACTTATATCCAGAGAAGGAGATGGGTATATGGGTAATCGTCATCCAAAAGGAATTACTAGATTACAATCGGGTTCCATAGAGGGTGTTATAGATGAATTAAAGAGTTCTGAGATGTTTATAGGTATCGGTAGTGGGTTGAGTTGGTTGAGTTGGGGATTGGGTGTTAAAACCGTTCTTATTAGTGGATTTTCGTATGACTGGGCAGAGATGCGGGACTGTATTCGTATATCTCCACCAAAAGGAAAATGTGAAGGTTGCTTTAACCGATTGAGATTAGATGCGGGTGATTGGAATTGGTGTCCCGATCACAAAGGAACTCAAAGACAATTTGAGTGTACTAAATCCATAACCTCTGAGATGATAATAAAAGAATTGGAAAAGGTACTATGAGGATTTGGATAAATGGTTGTTTTGATGTTCTTCACTATGGTCATTTTCGTATGATAGAATATGCTGCATCTTTAGGTGAGATGCTGGTAATCGGAATTGACTCGGATGAAAGGGTTAAAAAAATGAAAGGAGAGGATAGACCATTCCATACAGAAACACAGCGTAAGTTTAATTTAATGCAACTCAAAGGGGTTAGTAATGTTGTGATATTTGATAGTGATGAGATGTTAAGAAGTCAAATTGAATTATACAAACCAAACATATTCGTAATCGGAAGCGATTATACAAACAAACCTATTATTGGAGGAAACCACGCAGATGAAATTCGTTTTTTCGATAGGATAAAAGATTTTAGTACAACAAAAATATTAAAAAAATGATTGATGAAATTGTAGTAATTGATAATGTTATACCGTCTTCTATGCAAAATCAAATAGAAGATTTATTTACATCGGGTAGATTAGCTTGGATTTTCTTTAAGGATATTGCGGTATCTCCGGAAGATATAAAAAGATTGAATATAAAAAAATTAACACCTGGAATTGCTTGTTATATAAAGCAAGATAATCCTAATTTTCTAAATGGGCAGTTGTATAATCTTGTAAAGATGATACCTGAAGCAGCGTGTAAACAAATAGATAAGCAATGTCTTGAAATCCATAATGCGAGAAGTTTTATGCATTTTCCGTTAAACGATGAGATGCGGAAAGAATACGATAATGTGCATATCGATGTTCATTATCCACATTTAGTAGTTCTGTATTATGTAAACGATACGGATGGTGATACATTTATTTTTGATAAAACTACTGTTGATTGTAAATACATAACAAAAGATACGAAACTCAATGTACTCAAAAAGGTGAGTCCTAAAAAGGGTAGAGTAGTTATGTTTAATGGTAATAGGTATCACTCTAGTTCTGGACCAACTAAGGATGTTAGATGTATTATAAACTTTAATGTTAAAATATGAGTAAAGTATTAATAATAGGGGAAAATTGTATAGATGTATTTGTTTATGGACATTCAAAAAGAAAATCACCAGAGGGAGCAGGACCAGTCTTTACTCCAATTGAAGAAGTATATGCAGATGGAATGGCATATAATACGGCTAACAACATTGTTGCAATGGGGTTGGATGTAGATATCATAACTAACGCTGAAGAAATGATAAAGCGTAGATATTTGGATATGGATACCAATCATTTATTTTTAAGAGTGGATGAAAACGATAAAGTATCTCAATATGATATCAACGAACTGCCAGATTTATCAAACTATTCTGCGGTTTTAATATCGGACTACCACAAAGGTTTCTTAACCGAAGATGATATTAGTTATATAGCAGAAAGACATCCGTTGGTGATAGTTGATACTAAAAAAATATTGGGTGATTGGTGTAAGGAAATTAACTTTATAAAAATAAACCGAACCGAATACTTAAATAATGCAGAAGTTATTAACAACAACCAATGGTTGGTGGATAAACTACTAATTACATTTGATAAGGATGGTACAATCCATAAAGGCGTTAGGTATCCTGCCGAAAATGTAGAAGTGGTGGATATATGTGGTGCAGGTGATACCTTTGTAGCAGGATTTACCAAAGAATACATCGAAACTGAAGATGTTGATAAATCCATAGTTTTTGCAAATAAAGCCGCATCCGTTGTTATACAAAAAAGAGGAGTAGGGATTTATTAAAAAAAAAGTAAAAAAGACTTGGAATTACAAAAATACTTTCGTATATTTGTTCTAAGAAAATGAGAAAAGGTAGTTGAAGCCAACAACTAATAAAACCGATTGTGTGATGCCCAGTCATATTTAAGTATGACACGCTAAAAAGCCGGATACTACCGCCTCTCATTTGAAAAATTAAAAAATTATATATTTATATACAAACTAAAAAAAAATAATATGTCACTAGAAAATGTACCTGTAAAAAATTCAATTGAAATCGAAACTGTTAAGTTGGACGAAAATATTTTGAATGAACTTAAAGAATTCAACCAATCAATTGCTAACACTTTAACTGGATTGGGTGAGCTTCATGTAAGAAAGCAAGAACTGCACGAGGAACTTACCAGATTGGAAACTCTAAGAGGTGAATTGGAGCAAGAGTTCAAAGATAACAATAATTCTTTGAAGAAGAAAATTGATAAGCTTCAAGAAAAGTATCCAGGTGGTAGAATTAACCTACAAGAAGGAACTATCCAATATCAGCCTGAAGCAAATCAGCGATAATAAATAGTTAGCACTAAAATCTAAAAGAATTGGAAAAATCATAAATTCCAATTCTTTTTATATTTATAGGGTATAGAGACATACTCATTCAATAAATGAATAATTTAGGAAAATACTTAGTTGAAGAATTATTAAAAGAAATTGAAAATATTACAAATTATGTTGTAGTATATTCAGGTAGATTTCAACCATTTCATAAAGGGCATTACGCAACTTACGAACATTTAGTTAAAAAGTTCGGAAAAGATAATGTTTATATTGGAACCTCCGATAAAACAGATAATCAAAAATCTCCATTTAATTTTAAGGAAAAGAAAACCATTATGACTAAAATGTTTGGAATATCTCCAAATAAAATAGTTTTGGTTAAAAATCCTTATGCTCCAATGGAAATCCTAAAAAACTATGATGAAACTACAACTGCATTTATTACTGTAGTTGGTGAAAAGGATGAGCAGAGATTAGGTGGTAAGTATTTTACTCCATACAAAGGAGATTTGGATAGTGGATATAAAGATAAGGGATATGTGTACGCTTCACCTGCACAACCAAACGCAATTAGTGGAACTGATGTAAGAAATTGGTTAGGAAAGGGTGAGATGGAAGATAGAAAACAACTTTTTAATAAAGCGTATCCAAAGTTTGATAAAAATATATTTGATTTAATAACTAAAAAGTTAGATACCTTAAATGAGTCTAGTTCAATTGACTCGGGTGAACCTGACGTGGGATATTATGCGGATGGTACTAAACGAATACTGAATGGAGCTAAGCCAGAAATATGGTTTAAGCAAGGTGGATACATTCAGTTAGATAAACCTAAATCCGATTACATGAGAGGAAAGGGTAAGAATAAAGATACTGAGTCTCAATTCCGTAAAGTTACTTATGCGTTAAAGGGAGTTACCGCTCCAAAAACTGCTAAAGATAGTAAATCCAAAGTTGCACCATATCAAGTTGATAAATGGAAAAATGTAACATCTAAAAATGTAAAGAAAAAAGAAGATAGGTATTGGGATTTGGATAAAGTTAATGAAAGGATTTTTATACCAAAAGAGTTTATCGAAGAATGGGTTACTGAAAACTTAAATAGGATTTTAAGTGAAATATCAACATCAACTGCGGGACCTGCTACTAATAATGGGAAGATAGTAGATGATGGACCTAATTTATTTTTTCCAAACTATGATACATTTAATGCTGTATCAAAAGTAAGAGCGGAGCAGATTGGATACACAATTTTCCAACAGATAATGGATAAAAAGTATGAGGATTATTACGAACATCCAATATATCCAAAAGGACCACCATCAGTAGTTTCACCATTTCCTGCCGGAGTTATCGATGATGCATCCAATGAAAAAGATTTAGCGGGTATTGAAGCATACGATGAATGGTATACTCACATCACTCGTTCTATGGCATTAGTGGGATATGAATTAGTTAAAGATTTTGATAAATCATTTAAGGATTTGGCAATTAAAGATGCTGATAATATGAAGAAAGATGCTGGTGTAGAAAAAATAAAAAATACTGTTGTGGAAAGTGGTATGGGTTTGGCAATGGGTTACCCATCAAAAGAGCAACTCCTTCAAAAGAAAAAGGAAAGAGATGAGTTGAGAAAGAAAATGGATAAGGAAAGTGAATACTACCAAGCAGTAGAAGAAGATATTACTATACCATTGAATGTGGGTGATACGGTTTTAGGTGGCAAGTTTAAGAATAAAAAAATTGTGGTTAAGGATATAAGTAAAAACGAAAAGGGAGAAGTGACAGTAAATGGAAAATCCCTATTAAAATACAGATTGATTGATGAAGCATACGATGAAGTAATTGCTGAATTGATGAAAGACCCACAATTTGAAGGATTGTTGAGTGAAATACCAATGGCTGATTTACAACAACTTGATAAATTTGCAGATAAACAATTAGACCCTATTGATGTTGTATTAACCGGAAGACACTTTTTAGAAAGATTAGTTGATCCACGAAATAGTAAACCAATATCAGCTGCAGAACTTACTGGATTTTTTAAGAGATTGGCAAGAAAAAAGAATGAGTTTGTGGAATTTCTTAAAAAATATGGTGAAATAGTTGCAAAGGATAACAGAACTAAAATCAACATTCCATTTATGCAACAGGCTAATAAGGCGATTGCAAAAACAATAATGAGAAAGGATGATTTTAAGACTCCATCACCTGAATTAAAGTTTGAAGTCATAACTGAAGATACTATAAAATACTTATCCAAATCATTGGGTATGAGTAGAAAAGATATGCCACAAATTAGTTCCAAACACATAGGAGATTTTGTGAAGTATCTAAACGATAAAGGAGTATCAGTATCACCATCAGTAATAGATGTATCTAAAATTGGAATGACCCAAAAGGATATAAATGTGGATAAGGTAAAGGATTTATTGGGAGTGGAAAAATCCAACTTAGCAAAACCTGTTATCATATCAAACGATGGATATATTTTGGATGGTCACCACAGAGTTGCAGCATTGTATAATGTGGATAAAAACTTTAAGTTAAAAACTATAAAAGTAGATCTAGGAATTAAGGATTTATTGAAAGCTGCGGGTGAGTTTCCAAAGGTATCATATAAGGGGATAGAAGAATATGCTGGATTTAAGACAAGTCATATTCAACCTGCTCCACCTATGAAAGGATTGGATGATCCTGATGATAATTGGAAAGATGTAAAAGAAGGATTGATTACAGAAGGTGGAGCGTATGGTCATATGAACCATCCGTTTGATACCGATATTAACTTAACTTTTGGGCAACTAAAGGATATTGTTAAAAAGGCATTGAATGGTGAATTGGAATTGACGAGAGAAAAAACCGATGGACAGGCATTAGCAGTTAGTTGGGTAAATGGTAGATTGGTAGCAGCTAGGAACAAATCACACTTAAAGGATAAAGGTAAAGGTGCGATGGATATAAACGCAGTTGCTGCTAAGTTTGGTGGTAGAGGTGGATTAACCGATGCATACAACTTTGCAATGAAAGACCTTTCTGTTGCGGTTGATAAATTATCACAAAAGCAAAAAGATAAGATATTCGGTGGTGGTTCTAAGTTTATGAACTTGGAAGTTATATACCCATCATCAGTAAATGTTATACCATACGGACAGGCATTATTAGTATTTCACGGTACATTTGAGTACGATGAGGCTGGTAATATCATAGGTGAAGACCAGAATGCGGGTAAGATATTAGCGGGTATGATTAAACAGATAAATCAAAATGTTCAATCCAAATATACTATACAAGGACCTCCTGTTGTAAAACTACCAAAGAACAAAGAGTTGAGTAAATCCCAACCTAAGTACTTTGCTATGATTTCTAAATTACAAAGTGAGTTTGGATTGAACGATAATCAAGGAGTAGCTGAATATCACCAAAAATGGTGGGAACAATTTATAGATAAAAATGCAAAAGGATTAGATGCTCAACAAAAAATTGGATTAGTTAAGAGATGGGCATTTGGGGATAAAGGATTTAGATTAAAAGATATCGAAGATGAAACTATCCGTAATTGGGCAGAAGGAATTGATAAAACTGATCACTCAAAAATAAGTAAAGATAACTTAATGAAGTTTGAGAGAATATTTTTAGGAGTGGGAGCAGAAGTTCTATCATTTATGAGTTCAGTTCTAACTGTAAATCCGGATAAAGCAAAAAGAGCAATGGTTGATAGGTTAGAAGCCGCTATAAAGGATGTTGAAGCTAAAGGTGATGAAAAGCAGATACAAAAATTGAAATTGGAATTGCAAAGATTGCAAGATTTGGGAGGAGTTGATAAGATTGTTCCTAATGAAGGTATTGTATTTGTTTATGGTGGAAATACGATGAAACTAACTGGAGCATTCGCTCCTCTTAATCAACTATTGGGGATATTTTTTGATGGTAAGTAAAATATCTAAAATCTAATTTATATATATTTATATATAAACGGAAAAGTTTATGGCAAAAGAGTTTAACAAAAAGTTCATGCACCCAACTCGTAGAAAGTTGGTAGATATGGTTTTGTATGGTAAAGAATATGATACTGATGCTAGAATTGGATATGAGGGTGAGAGTTCTAAAAAAAGAGAAGTTGGCGAAGTTTGGACAGATGGTGATGGTGTAACTTGGGAGCAACACTCATATGGAAGAGTTCAGCAATCAGACCTAACCGATACAATGAAGGAAGTCCGAAGTTGGTTGCAGAAACAGAAGGAGTGTAAAAATGAAACCTGTTCTAAAACTGAGTTTGGTTATACTGATAAGAAGTTAATTAAAAAGACTGGATATTGTGTTGATTGCCTCGTTGATAAAGAAGCTATAATTAAAGGAGATGGATTGTGGATAGAGTATTCACAATACAGAATGGCTCAAAATATGATTTCACATGGAAACGAAGTCCTATTACAATTAGATCAAGCATTAAGAGATGTAAAAGAAGAATACGAAATTGTAAATGAGGATGGTAGTATTGAGAAATGGAAAATGGAAAAAAGTGTGGATGAAATTAAAGGTGAAATAAATGCCGATATAAGTAAAATACACGATGAGTTAAAAGATATTATTTCAATTAGGGATGCAGCTTGGGAAAAGCTAAAGGATAAGAATTACGATTTAGTATCTCCTCCAATTGTGTAAAGTATGAGTATTCAAAAAAAATCATTAAAGGAAATTGTAGCGGATGAATATGTAAGGTGTTCAAAAGATCCTATACATTTTATGCGAAAGTATTGCATGATACAACATCCTGTTAGAGGAAAAGTTCCATTTCACTTATATGAATTTCAAGAAAAAACTTTAACTGAATTATCAAACAATAGATTTAACATTATTCTAAAATCTAGACAGACTGGTATATCAACTCTTTCTGCTGGATTTTCTTTGTGGAAAATGTTATTCAACTCAGACTTTAATGTGTTGGTTATTGCTACAAAGCAGGAAGTTGCTAAAAACCTAGTAACCAAAGTAAGGGTAATGCATGAACTTCTACCTACCTGGTTAAAGGGTGGGAGTTTAGAAGATAATAAACTTTCCCTACGATTAAAAAATGGTTCCCAAATTAAAGCAATTGCTTCTTCACCAGATGCTGGGCGTTCTGAAGCACTCTCCCTACTAATTTTTGACGAAGCGGCATTCATTGATGATATTGATGAAATATGGGCATCTGCTCAATCTACCCTTTCAACTGGTGGTAGTTGTATTGCGTTATCTACTCCTAATGGTGTGGGTAATTGGTTTCACAAAACTTGGGTAGGTGCTGAAGAAATGACAAATCCGTTTGTTCCAATTTCACTTCATTGGACATTACATCCGGAGAGAGATCAAAAATGGAGAGATGAGCAAAGTAAATTGTTGGGGGTTAAAATTGCAGCACAAGAATGTGATTGCTCATTTATTTCATCTGGTGATACTGTAATTGATCCTGATACATTGTTATTCTATAAAGAAACATATTGTAAGGAGCCTGTTGAAAAGGGATACATAGATGGAAACTTATGGAAGTGGGAATATCCAGACTTCCAAAAATCATATATGGTTGTAGCTGACGTTGCAAGAGGTGATGGAGCTGACTTTTCAACTGCTCATGTCATTGATGTAGATACTGCAACTCAGGTAGCAGAATACAGAGGTAAGTTGGAAACGAGAGATTTTGGAAACTTTTTAGTATCAATATCCACAGAATACAATGATGCTCTCCTAATAATTGAAAACGCAAACATTGGTTGGGCAGTAATTCAACAGGTGATAGATAGGGGATATAAAAACTTATTCTATATGAGTAAGGACTTGAAGTATGTAGATGTTGAGCATCAAATAACTAATAAATACAGAGCAGAAGAAAGGGGATTGGTTGCAGGATTTTCAACTACATCTAAAACACGTCCTTTAATTATATCCAAATTAGATGAATACTTTAGAGAAAGGACTGTTATAATTCGTTCTATACGATTGATAGATGAACTATTTACATTTATATTCATAAATGGTAGAGCAGAAGCAATGAGAGGATATAATGATGACTTGGTAATGGCGTTTGGAATTGGATTGTGGGTTAGGGATACCGCATTGAGATTGAGACAGCAGGGTATAAATCTAACTAAACACGCATTAGGTGGTATAGGATCGAACACTTCAATATACGATGGAATGTATGGTGGAGTTGAGATGGATGAGAACCCTTGGAAAATGAAAGTGGGTGATAGTATTGAAGATTTAACAAAATGGTTGTAGTTTTAAGTTTTTTTATATTTATAGTATAACCTAAATAACTATGAGATTACTTACTGAAAATAAAAGGGTTCGTATAAGTGAAGGATTGAATTGGCATATAACTAATAAAACTCCTTTGTATGAGAATGTATATAGATTTGGTAGTAAAAACTATTTTCGTCTTTTCAATGAAGCGAGAAAATTATATAATAAGGGGTTGTTAGAAATAAGTTCTTCAACTGATAGATGGTTAATGAAAACCGATATTGGAAAATTGGGTTTATATGAAGGTAAGTTGGTAATGTTGGATATACCAATACAGATAAACGAAGCTGAATATCAAGGTAAAGATGTTGAACTCAATAAACCAAAAAGAAGTTCGGGTCCAAAGAAATACAAAGTGTATGTAAACAACGATAAGGGAAATGTAGTAAAAGTAAACTTTGGGGATGTTAAAGGCGGATTAAGTGCAAAGATAGATGACCCGGAAGCGAGAAAGGAATTTGCAAATAGACACGATTGTAAAAGTAAAAAAGATAAAACTAAAGCAGGTTATTGGAGTTGTAATCTCCCACGCTATTGGAAAGCACTGGGTGGTAGTGATAATATGAATACTTATTGGTAATGAAAGCGTATACTGAAAGTATAAAGAGTGAATATATAATAAGAGAGTTTGATGCTAATATAGATGTTAGTGAATTAGTTTGGCATAGAGATAAAAAGGATAGAGTAGTTGAAGTGGTAAGTGGAAATGGTTGGAAGTTTCAAATGGATAATCATTTACCATTAGAATTGAAAGAGGGAATGGTGTTACAGATACCTAAAGAAACTTTCCATAGAATAGGTAAGGGGGATACGAAATTGGTTATAAAAATTAAAGAATAAAAAAAATGGCAGAAGAAACTGATAGAAACTTTTTTGGTAGATTAAAGAAATTATTTTCAACAACTGCAATCGTAAGGATTGATAAGGAAGGTAACCGAAAGGTTGTAGATGTTGAGGAACGTCAAACAAACACAAACCTTTTACAACTAAAAGATAGATATACCAAACTACAACGCTCTTTTTACGAAACGCATGCAGGTGCTCAATCGATGGCGTATCATCAGGTTCGTAAAGAACTATTTAGAGATTATGATGCAATGGATAATGACCCAATCATTTCTTCTGCATTGGATATATATGCGGATGAGAGTACAACTAAAAATGAGTTTGGTGATGTATTACAAATCCGCTCATCAAATGAAAATGTAAGAGAAATACTACATAACCTATTCTATGATATTATAAATATTGAATTTAATCTCTGGCCTTGGACAAGAAACATGGTAAAGTATGGTGACTTCTTTTTAGGACTGGAAATTGCAGAAGGTAAGGGAGTTATAAATGTAATACCACAATCGGTATATTATAGTGAAAGAGTTGAGGGAGGAGACCCTAACAATGCAAACTCTGTAAAGTTTAAGGTAGAGCAGGATAGAACTGGTAAACTTGAATGGGAGAACTATGAAATGGCTCACTTCCGTTTATTATCGGACACTAACTTTCTCCCATACGGTAAATCTATGATTGAAGGTGGTAGAAGGATTTGGAAGCAATTATCCCTAATGGAAGATGCGATGCTAATCCATAGAATTATGAGAGCACCTGAAAAGAGGGTATTTAAGATTGATATAGGTAATATACCACCGCAAGAAGTGGATAACTATATGCAGAAGATTGTGAATAAAATGAAGAAGGTTCCCTTTGTAAATAAAGATACCGGCGATTATAACTTAAAATATAATATGCAAAATCTAACGGAGGACTTTTATTTACCGGTTAGAGGGGGTGATAGTGGAACATCTATTGAAAACCTAACAGGATTAGAATATGCTGCAACAGAGGATATTGAATTTTTACAGAAGAAATTATTTGCAGCACTTAGAGTTCCAAAAGCGTATTTATCTTATGATGAAAATATAAATGGTAAGGCTACCCTAGCGGCAGAAGATGTAAGATTTGCAAGAACGATTGAAAGAATACAGAGAACCATCGTAAGTGAGTTGACGAAAATTGCAATAGTTCACTTAGCAGCTCAAGGGATTGATGATGCTGAAATGGTAAATTTTGATTTATCATTAACAAATGCATCTACTATATATGAGCAAGAAAAAGTAAATCTTTGGTCTGAAAAGGTAAGATTGGCAACCGATATGGCGGCATTAAAGATGTTATCTAAAGAGTGGGTTTACTCCAATGTATTTGGTATGAGTAACGATGAAATGGATGATGAGAGAGGTAAAATAGTAAATGACTTGAAGGATACATTCCGTTACAACTCTATAGAGAATGACGGTAACGATCCAGCAGCTCAACCAGAACCAACAAAAGTGGAGGAAGAGTTGGAAGAATTAAAAAGAGAAATCTCAAACAGAGGATCTGGTGGAGCTGAAGGTGGTAGACCTAGAGAAGGTAACACCTATGGTAAGGATAAACATCCGTATGGTAGAGACCCATTGGGTGATAAAGAAAACCATACAGAAAGGAAGAGAGAAAACTACAATGGAGTAAGTAATAAAAAAATAGCACGTGAATATATAAATGGAATTTCATCAAAAAAGAAAATAATTATAGAAAAAAGTAACCTTTTAGATGAAAAAAATTTGTTAGATGATGATAAAATTTAACAAACATAAAAATTATTATATTTATATGTGTTATATAGAATTCTAAAACAAAATATAGGGTAATTAAATGAAAAGAATTAAGCACTCAAAAGTGAAGAACACTGGGGTGTTATTTGAATTATTAGTAAGACAGATAACATTGGAGGTTCTAAACGGAGATAAAACGGAAAATGCAAAGAAGATTGTTAAAGAATTCTTTGCACCAGGAAAAGAGTTAAATAACGAATTACGTCTTTATGAATTATTATTAAAGGAAAAGTATAGCTCTGAAGTTAGAGCTGAAAAGTTTGTTGATACTGTATGTGAAGCATATAATAAGTTAAATCCCAATAAACTAAACAAAGAAAAATACAATTTAATAAAATCAATTAAAGAGAATTTTGACGTAGAACAATTTCTTTCTTCCCCTATAAGTAATTACAAAGTTCTTGCTTCAATATATAAAGTATTTGAGTCAAAGAAATTACAAAATTACGATGTAAAAGATGTATTTAATTCTAAAATTAGTATTATAGAAAATATAACATCAAAGCCATCTATTAAAAAATCTAATGAGAGTGATGAAGCGGCTGAATTGGTTGAAATGTATAAGAAGCAAGATAAGGATATTCGTTTATTGACTTACAAAATCCTTATAGAAACTTTTAATGAGAAGTACACCAATTTAGATGTAAAACAAAAAGAAATATTAAGAGAGTATATAAATAATATCAGTAACACTTCTAAATTTAAGGATTATTTTTCAGTAGAATTGAAAAAATCCATAAATGAACTAACTGATTTGAATAAGAAAATCTGCGATGCCGTTACTAATATAAAATTAAACGAAACCATTTCAGTACTAAAATCTCAAAAAATTGGAAAAAGTGTAAGTGATGAACAAGTTTCAGTACTAATGCTATCTAAAGAGTTAGTTAAAGAACTAAAATCAAAACTAAAATGAATTCAGCTAAGTTAAAGGAAATCATACGAACTATTATTGGTGAAATCCAGAGTGAAGAAGAAATTGAAGAGGTTTCAACTACCGGCAGTGTATCTGGATATAATACTCCAAAAGCATTCGGTAAGGCTGGTGATGAAAAGGAAAAGGCTAAACGAATGGCTAAATCTGCTGGATACTCTGTAGTACATGAAGTAACTAATAGATATCATCAACTACGAAAGGAAGATGCAACTCCAAATCAAAAAATTGGTGTTGGTATTCGTAATATGAGAACTCAATTGGAAGAAATTGAAAAGTTTGTTGAATGGTATTCTAAAATAAAAACAGAAAGTGACTTGAACGGGTCCGATTATTGGAAACGAACTCAAAAACACTTAAATGTTATTAGAGAAAGATTAAATAAAATCTCACAAAAAATACAAAACTTATCAGTATAATGAAATTATCTCAATTAAAAGAAGAAATACGAAATATAATTAGAGAAGTAAAATTAGAAGAAGGTTTTACCAATCCTAAAGTATCCAATCCAACTGAATTAGCTAAAATTGTGTTGGGTTGGTTTGATTTTTATACTGATTACATTGATGATGGTGGGCAGAGAAGACGAGCAATACAAAAGAATGATAATACGCTAGAATGGTTCGGTTCTCATCCAGTAGATGTTAAGGAGAAAGCTTACAAGATAATCTTAGCACAAGCTAAAGGAGATAAATCTAAAATTGAAAGAACTTTTGGTAAACATCTAAAAGAAGTAGTAACCGAAGAAAAGAAATACGACATCGGTTCTGGTTGGATGGGTAATGGTTTAACTATTTGGAATAGAGCTGAAGAAAAAAATGGTGAATATAAAATAATTGCTCATATCAGTAAAGATGGAACACTAAAGATTTACGATAAGGCGTTGCCAAACGATATTAAGAAGATGTTTCAAATGTGGGCAGATACTATGAAAAAAGGTGATAGACCTGGTACATACTAACAATAAAATAAAAACAATACAGAAATGAATAAAGAAACTTTGAAAGAGCTGGTAAAAAACATTTTGGGCGAAGAGTCTGAATATAAAGAATTTTTCAAAAAAGCATTAGATAAGGCTGGAAAATCTATACCTGATATGAGTGATGACGAGAAAAAAGCATTCTTCACTAAAATTGATGCCGCATGGGATGGTAAGGGTGAGAAGAAAACTGAAGGAAATACTTTCGGTGCAGAAAGAGCTAAAGCTATTGCCAGTGGTGATGACTCATTTAAGGTTGATGGAAAACCTTTCAAAGTAACTGGAGTTGATGCTGAAGATAAAGAAAATGCTGAAAAGTTTGCAAACGAAAGTGAATTACCCGCAGCAACATTACCAGCTTCAATCAAAGCAAAGTTAAGTATGGCTGTTGATAAAATTAAAGACTCTAAATTATCCTATAACCAAAAAGTTCAAGTAGTTGGACAGGTAATGGATGGTTTGGGTATTGATAAGAGTGAGTTCACTAAAATGAGTTCAAAGTTAAAAGGTGCTATGGATGCTTCAAACGAAGGAAATACTTTTGGTGCAGAAAGAGCTAAGGCAATTGCTAAAGGTGATGACTCGTTTAAGGTTGATGGTAAACCTTTCAAAGTGACTGGAGTTGATGCTGAAGATAAAGAAAACGCTGAAAAGTTTTCTAACGAAAGTATTGTAAAAGAAGCTTCAGAGCCATTAAAGTTAAAAGGTATTAAAATTAACAAAAAGAGTGATATTACTTTTATTTTAGAAATTAGTTTCCTTATTGGTGAAGAAGTTGTTATTAGTTATTTAACTACTGGAACACAACAGGATGCACAAAAACTAAAAAGTAAAATTGAAAAAGCATTCAATGCTGGAAAAATAGTTTCTCCATCAGGTATCGGTTATTACGCATACAATGAGTCAGTAATGAACGAAGAAAAATATACTGTAATTGACCCAAATGGTAATCAAATGGGAGCTAGTGATAAAATGCAAGCTACAATGATTGCTAAGAAAAAGGGTGGTGAGAAAGCTGGATACTTTGTAGTTTCTAATAAAAACGCATTGAAGGCTAGAAGAGCATTGGAAAAGTTTAAGGGAGATTTCACAAATCCAAAACTTAAAGATATGATGGCTGACCTTTTCTATGAGTCCGTAAACGAAGATTACGATGGACCTGCTATATTAAAAACTGGTGATAAAAACGCACTTAAAGTAGGTGAAACAATAACTATGAATACAGGCGGTAAGAAAAAAGAATATAAAGTAGTAAAATCAAATGGTAATGGTGATTTTGTTCTACATTTAGTAGAGTCAGTAGAAGAAGCAACCACATCATCTGCACCTGGAGAATGGGTAGCATATTTATCAATGACAAGAGGTAAAAAGTTATTAAACACTTTTGATACCGCTAGAGGTGCTAAGCAGTTTTTAAGTAAAAATGTGGATAAATTATTGGGTGGTGCTAATGTTGAGAGTGTAGGTATAATGACCAAACAACAATGGGATGAGAGAGAAGCCAAATACGCAGTAGAAGGTGTAAACGAAGCTGTTGATGTTAAAGCTGGGGGATATCGTCTTGTATCAAAACCTGATGAAGGAGTTAAACTATATTATGGTGGTAAAGTAATTGCAACCGGATTTTATGATATGGATGATTGGTATTTTTGGATGAAGCATTCTAATTGGAAAGGAAGTGATATGGGATTTAATAATCCTAAAGAGATAATCAACTATTTTAGAGCAAAAAAGATTACAACCGAGTCAGTAAACGAAGCAGCAAAACCAACTATTAAAGTTGTAAATAAACTTAAAAATGAAGAAGGTATCCAGATAGTAGTAACTAAAACTACTGATGGTGATACAATGTATGGTGGGTTTGTAGTTCGTGGTAAACTTCAAAAAGTTATTCCAGTTGGTGCAAATAGTTCTAAAGAAGGTGTTAAAAAGAGAGCATTACAGATTTGGGACGAATTTGGAAAACAATTGGGTGAGAAGATAAACGAGGATAAAATTGACTGGGCAGATTTTTACAAAATGGCTAAAGATACTTCAGGATACAATCCTAATTTTGAAAAAAAATATGGAAAGGTATTGAGTAGACCTCATGTTGCAGATGCAGTAAAAACAGCAAAAGATTTCAAATCATTTATGCAATTTATACAAAAATTTGAAAACATAAACGAAGGAAATGCTTTTGGAATGGCGGTAACTGCGGCTAAAAAAGAAGGATTGAAAGAGTTTGAGTTTAACGGAAAAATGTATAAAGTTAAGCAAGGTTCTTATGAGAAAAACGAAGCCGCTAAAAAGCCAGTAGTTTTATCTGGATTTACTTTAGTGCCTGAAAAGAAAAAATAAGTTATAGCTAAATAATATTTATTTATTATGTGTAATTGGAAACTTCACCATATAACTATCTAGCATTTAAGTTAGTATTAACTAATTCTATAATAGAAAACTTTATTATAGATAACAATATTGACATTTTAGCTTTTGTAGCCTATATTAGGAAAACAAATGATGTAGAGACCAGATTTATAAAAAATACAATAAACAATAAAAATGATATTTATTATAAAGAAATTTTGATAAGTAGATTTAGAAAACTAAATAAATAAAAATGAATAAGGGATTATTAATAGAAACTCAATTATTTGAAGGCAAAGTTCAAGAAGATGCTAGTGGTAGAGTCTTGGTAAACGGAGTTTTACAGAGAGCTGGTGCAGAAAACCAAAATGGTAGAGTGTATCCTAAATCCATTCTTGAAAGAGAAGCTAAAAAGTATGAGCAACTAATTAAAGAGAGAAGAGCATTGGGGGAATTAGACCATCCAGACTCTTCAGTAATCAACTTAAAAAATGTATCACACAACATTAGAGAAATACATTGGGAAGGTGATGATTTAGTTGGAACTGTTGAAATACTCCCTACTCCATCTGGTAACATTCTAAAAGAGTTATTGAACGCTGGAATACTTTTGGGTATATCATCTAGAGGTATGGGTTCAACTAAACCTGTTGGAGGTAATAAGGTGGAGGTTCAAGAAGACTTTGAATTAGTTGGTTGGGATTTCGTATCTAACCCTTCAACTCATGGTGCATTTATGAGACCTATGAATGAGAGTGTGAGTAAAAAACTGCAAGAGCAGACGAATGTATGTGGAGATTATTGCAGAGCGCAAGACCTTATGAGAGAAATAATAACTGAAATTGGATAACAAAATGGCAAGAGAAGAATTTGATATATATAATTATGTTCATAAGAACAAATTTAACTTAAAAGTTGAAGAACCTGCTCATGCAACTAAAGTTGCTAAAGCGTATAATGATATTCGTAAAACCAACATCAATGAAATTAAAATTGTTGATGGTAAGTTTTCATTATCAGAGTCATTAAGTTCTAATACAGATAGACCATTTGCAACTGAAGTTAAAAAGCACTTTTTGGAAATCATTTCTACATACACATCATTCCACGAACAAATGAAGAGAAACTCTGACATTGTGGAAACTGCTGATACATTAGGTGGTGTAATTGAGGCTGCTAAAACTCTCACATTGAAAGAAGCTGGTGATTGGTTTGATAAAGTAACGGTGAAGCGTAACATGAAAGAATTGGATAGGCTGGATACATCATTTGATAAGGTAGCAAAAGAAGCCAGAGCATTAGACCAAAGATTACACGCACTTTACGAAGATATGGGTAACATTTTGGGAAGATACTACGAAATCTCAGACTTAGATCCTAATGTAATGAGAGAGAGATTGGGATTAAAAGAAAAAGTTGAAGAGTCTGTATATAGTGTAGTTGTATCACAGAATGGTAAAAAGATTGGCAAGAAAACTGCATCTAAATCTCAATTAAAAGAAACTGTTTCTAGATTAAAATCAAAATATACTAACTCTACCATTTCTATATTAAATGAGAGTGGTAAGGTTGTAAAGATTGTAAAATAATATACCGATGATAAAATTAGGTGGTTTAATTAAAGAAGCATTGGGAAAGCCAGGACAACTAATCCCAAATCCTTATGCTCGAGCATTTGCTCCTATAAAAGAAGCAGATGAGGATCATGAAGTTAAAATGGCTCAAGGGCAGTTGGATTACATTATAAAAACCGCTAATGAATTAAAACAAAAGCTGGGAAATGCTGAAAAGAATATTCCAGGTTGGATACAAGACCATATAAGTAAAGCACATAGTTATTTACACCAATCCAATTCAGGTTATCACGAATACAATGGTGGTATGAACGAAGAGGCACCGTGTTGGAAAGGATATAAGCAAGTTGGTATGAAAGATAAGGGTGGTAGACAAGTTCCAAATTGTGTACCTAATGAGTCTGTAGTGAATGAGAGTGATTATAACTTCGGTTCTACGGAGTACACACTTAAAAATATGACTCCATCTCAAATACAGGATTTGGCATTAGCGTATCAACAAGCAAATATTACTAGAATAACTGGAAAAACTATGGATGGTAGAATTAGAGCTTCTAGGGATTTGGCTAGGTTAGTTGGTAAAAACCCAATAAAACCTGATGAAAAATCTAAAGAACCCGCTTTATTACTACAACTATATAAATCAAAACTTATTAGTTTGGATGATTATAAAAAATTATATAATGAATTATTGACTAAGTTGAAAAGCGTAAATGCAAAATATATATTAAAGTATGATCCAGCTGGTAGAAATGATAAAACACTTGATAAAGTGTTGGCAAAAGCAGCCGCTAAAGCAGATATGAGGCAAGATTTTAATTATAGGAGATAAATTAAAAAATTGAAAAGGTTTGGAAATCCAAACCTTTTTTCGTATATTTGTGGGTATGAATATAAAACCATTTTCCATATTAGATACGAGAACTAAAGAGTGGCAGGATAGAAAGCGGTGGTGGATACGAACCCATAACATCCAGTCCGAATTAGGTAGAGAGGAGACTCAATCCAATAGTAAGTTTTGGGAAACTGATGAAGTATCTGTATCCATATTTGATGCTACTCTATGTGAGTTGATGTATAAGTGGTTTGTTCCAAAGGGTGGTAAGGTATTGGACCCATTTGCGGGTGGTAGTGTTAGAGGTATAGTTGCGGAGGAAAGTGGATACGAATACATCGGCATAGATATATCCACAACACAGATAGAAGCGAATAAATTACAATCTTCTAAACCAACCTATTTCGAAGGTGATAGTGAGGTTCTGTTGCAAACCCATATACCGAATGGTTCTGTTGATTTTGTCTTCACCTGCCCCCCTTATTATGATTTAGAGGTATACTCCAATAATCCCAACGATTTATCCAATTTATCCGTAGAAGATTTTGATAAAAAATATCGTTCCATACTCAAAAAATCTGCGGATAAGTTAAAAGATAACCGATTTTTTAGTGTAGTGGTAAGTGAAGTGAGGGAGCAATCCGTAACTGGAAATTACAAAATTGGAAAGTACAAAGGGTTAGTTTGGAAAACGATACAATTTTTAGAGGAGTGTGGATTATCATTCTATAACGATATGGTACTCTTTAATTCACAACATCAAGCATCTAGAGTAGTGGATACTTATTTTGAGAGAAACCGAAAGGTGGCATCGGTGCATCAAAACATATTGGTATTTGTGAAAGGTAATCCTGATATAGCAACCGAAGTCATAAAAAATGGTGATAACTTTGTGTGTAGAGTAAACGGAACTCCATATCGTTCATTTAGAGAAGCTGCAATCCATATAAATCCAAATGAGTTGGTAGCAACTGAAGTCCAAAGAAGGTGTCTCTCTACCAAATCCAAATACAAAGAGTGGCAGATAATTGGTGAAGAAACCAAACCCGTAATACGATATGAGATTGATGGGATACCATTTGAGTCACCATTACAAATGACGGATTTAATTGGAGGTGATATTACAGAAGGTCAAATAAGAGGTTGGATAAACTCAAACAATCCACAATGGAGACATTGGAAAGTGGTAGATGATGGGAAGTGGGATATTACCTATGATGAAATGGAAACCCTATGGGGAGAAGATATTCGGTTTGAGTTACCTATTATAGAATGTGATGGTAGAGAGTTCATTTCACAAAAAGATGCGGCAGAATACTTTGGTATAAGTGTTGAAAGGGTTAGACAAAAACTGAAATCGGACAAACATACCGATTGGAAATATCTTTTTTAGAAACTAATATATTTATATCTATAAAATAAACAGATATAAGTATGCCAGCAACATCACAACAACAACAAAAACTTTTTGGATTAGCACTATCGGTGAAAAGGGGTGAAACTCCACGAAGTGAAGCCAGTGATGAGGTATTGAATATAGTAGATACTATGAGTGAAAAAGATATTGAAGATTTTGCAGCAACATCTTATAGTGGATTACCTACAAAAGTAGAAAGTTTAATACGAAACTTGGTAAGAGAAACTTTTAGAAACGAAATCCTAAACGAAGAAGAAGAGCAGTTAGATGAAAAACTAATTACATTCTCAAATCGTTCACCTTATGGGCAGATTGTGTTTATAGCAGGTGGAGCTGGTAGTGGTAAAGGATTTGCAGTATCAAACTTTTTGGACTCATCTGGATTTAAGGTGAGAGATGTGGATGAGATGAAAAAGCAAATCCAAAAGTTAAACGCTATTGGTAAAATCTCAATTCAGCAGATATTAGACAAATTTAGCAGAAATATCGCACCAAAGGATATCGATATTATAAAGAAAATACAGGCAGATGGGTTTGAGTTAAAAACAATGAACTTAAAAAACCCAGATCATGTGTACGCATTACATATTCTCGTAGATGCTATGGGTATCAAAGATAAAACTTTGGAAAATATGTTAGCTGCAAAATCTAATCCAGAAACATTACCAAATATTATTTTTGATATTACTGCTAAAAAAGTCACTTCAATAACTGAAGTATTACCAGCATTGGAAAGTGTAGGATACAAAGCTGAAAATATACATTTAGTTTGGGTTCTTACTGATTACAACATTGCAATCAAACAAAATGCGGATAGAGAAAGAGTTGTTCCTGCTGATATTATGTTACAGACTCATGTTGGAGCTGGAAACACAATTTGGGGAATTGTAACTTCTGCATTACCAAAAGGTATGAATGGTAGAGTTGATGTGATACTAAACAATCAAGAAAACACTATATTCTACATCCAAAGAACAACTGATAAAAAGACTGGAAAGAAAAAACCTGTTGTATCTGGGTTCTTATCCTTACCTGTTAAAAAGCAGGGTGGTGGAATACTTCCAGAAAAAGTATGGAGAGATATACTCTATAAGTGGATTAAAGATAACGGTCCAGAAGAATTAACATCTAATATGTAATCAAACTAAAGAGGTCCAAATAGACCTCTTTTTTTATTTCTAAAGAAAAAATTATATTTTTTATTGTTTTATAAAAAAGTATATACTTATTATTATAATAATCCATTATCATATGGGTTTATTGGTTAATGAATACCCACCAATTTTTTATGTGAGGTCACCGAACAACCAATCCTTAACAATTTTTATTGTGGTTTTTTAATAACCATAGAAGAGACAAAACAAAGGATTAAACAATGTCTAAAAGTAAATTATTGAAAGAAGCTATTGCTGATGCCAAAGCGGTAAGAGAAACTGCTATTGCAAACGCTAAAATAGCATTGGAAGAAGCATTTACTCCACGATTACAAGCAGTCTTATCTAGAAAACTCCAAGCAGAAATGGAAGGAGAAGAAGAAGAGGCTGATTTGGGCGAAGAGTATGGTGCAGAAGATGTAGAAGCTACTGACTCATCTGAGTTAGGAGCAGGTGAGGGTGGTACAGGAAGTGGAACAACTGGAGCAGAGCCTGAAGGTGACGCAACAGATGCTCATACTGAATTAGACCCTGAAACTGATGCGGAAACCGCAGCTGCTGGTGAAGAAGATGAAAATATGCCAGTTGCTGAAGGTGAAGATGAATTCGATTTCGAAGATGAAATGGGTGGAGAAGAAGACGAAGATGAGATGGATTTGGAAGCTATCATTAGAGAATTAGAAGGTGAAATGGACGGTGAAGAAGAAATGCACGAAGAGGAGGAAGAATTCGCTGGTGCTGATGCAGCCGTAGCTCCTGAAGTGGACGAAAAAGAAGCTGAAATTGCCGAACTAAAAGCTAGATTAGCTGAATTAGAAGGTGAAGATGCTGAAGAAGTTCCTGCTGGAGAAGAAGAAATGGATTTCGATCAAGAAATCGATTTGGATGAAATCCTAAGAGAAATGGGATATGGTGATGACGAGGAAGTTACCGAAGAAGAAGAAGCAGATGCAGCTCATACAGCTGAATTGGAAGCTGATTTGGAAGAGGCTTATAAGACTATCAAATCATTAAGAAGTACAATCAATGAAGTAAATCTTCTAAATGCAAAATTACTTTACACTAACAAATTGTTCAGAGGTTACAACCTTACAAATGAGCAAAAAGTAAAAGTAGTTGAGAACTTAGACAGAACTTCATCTGTAAGAGAAGTAAAATTGGTTTACGCTACACTTGCTGAAAGTATGAAATTCACAGGTACAGAGAAGAAAGCATCTATTAAGAAAAGCATAACCGAAGGTTTAGCTTCTAAGAAAACTGCTTCAACTGCACCTAAGAAGGAAATTATCACAGAAAGTGCCGATACAATGGCTAACAGATTTAAGAAATTAGCTGGTATCATTTAATATTAAATAAAAAACAAAAAAAATAAAATGGCAAATTTTGATTTAACTAAATTAATGGAGGGTAAAAACCCACAGTCCGTAATGTTGGAACAAACAAGAGGATTGAAAAGTAAATGGACCAAAACTGGTCTATTAGAAGGCTTGAAAGAAAGAGATCAGCATGCAATGTCTGTTCTTCTTGAAAACCAAGCTAAGCAATTATTGGATGAGGCAACTCAAACTGGTACTGCTGCTGGTTCTGAAGAGTGGAGTGGTGTTGCTCTACCTTTGGTAAGACGTATCTTTGGTGATATTGCATCAAAAGAATTCGTTTCTGTACAACCTATGAACTTACCATCTGGTCTTATTTTCTATCTAGACTTCAAATATGGTAACGCTGTAGCTGGAAGAACTGATACTGAATCACTTTTCGGTGGTGATGCTAACGCTAAATTGGGATCTACTAACGTAGCTGCTAACGGTCTTTATGGTGAAGGACGATATGGTTATTCAGTAAACGAAGACTCTGATAGTGGAGTAACTTTCACTTCTGCTTCTGCAACTTGGAGTGAAGTTGGATATGATGGAGCACTTTCTGCATCTATTGTAGCTGGACAAATCTTCAAAGTAACTGTAGCTTCTACTCAATTGACTCCAACTTTGGCTGGTTCAACTGTTGATGCTGAAGCTGTTCGTTCATTCGTAGTTTCTGGTTCTAATGTTATTTCTAACATTTCTCAGTTCCACGCTAAAGCTGGTTCTAACTTCGTATTCTTTGTTTCTGGTTCTGCTTCTGCAGCTATTGCAGGTGTTAAGGTAACTTACTCTGTAGTTCCTGCTGATTACAACAGAGGTGATTTCGAAGATAAAGACCCTATCAATGGAACTGGTACTTCTGGTTTGAATGATGGAACTGACCTTCAGATCCCAGAAATCGATTTGGAACTTCGTTCTGAAGCCATCGTTGCTAAGACTCGTAAGTTGAAGGCAGTATGGACTCCTGAATTGGCACAAGATTTGAATGCTTACCATTCAATCGATGCTGAAGCTGAATTGACTTCTATGTTATCTGATTACATCTCTTTGGAAATCGATTTGGAAATCCTTGATATGTTGAAGGCTAACGCTTTGACAACTGATTACTGGTCCGCAACCGTTGGTGAGGAATTGGTAAATGGTACTTGGGTAGCTGGAACAAACGCTTTGGCTTACCAGAAGAACACTTGGTTCCAAACTTTGGGTGTTAAATTGAACAAAGTATCTAACAAAATCCATCAGTTAACTCTTAGAGGTGGTGCTAACTTTATCGTAGCTTCTCCAGATGTATGTACTATTTTGGAATCAATTCCTGGTTTCGTAGTAACTTCTGAGAAGGATAGCATGAAGTTCGCTGCTGGTGTAACTCAAGTAGGTGCACTTTCTAACAGATACACTGTATATAAGAACCCTTATATGACTTCTAACGAAATCTTATTGGGTTACAGAGGAAATAACTTCTTGGAGACTGGTGCGGTTTACGCTCCTTATGTACCGTTGATTATGACTCCTTTGGTGTACGATCCTCAAAATTTCACCCCAAGACGTGGTGTGATGACAAGATACGCTAAGAAATTAGTTCGTCCTGAGTACTATGGTAAGATCTACATCAAAGATTTGAATTCTTTGTAAGATTTGAATAAATAATTAAAAGGGGGGTTTTTAACTCCCCTTTTTTTATGTCCAATTATTTCTTAAAAACTGATACTTTCCACGCTTCATTCAATTCCTCTTTACTAAATCCATGTTCCAAAAAGAAAGGGAATAGTTTAGTTTTTTTCCATTCCGTCAATTCTTTATTGTAATTCGTATTGGGTACAGTCACTTGTCCTGCGGGTGTGTAGGTATTACCCATATTAGTCCGAAGCCGTTCTTTGGGTGCGGGACTGATAAGAGATGAATAATACATCATCGCTTTTCGTAATCCTTCTTCAGTTACACTCCTCAAAACTTTGGAAACTCTTTCGGTACTAGTCATAATATAGGGGTTTGGGGGTTGTACT